GTCTTGCGCGAATGCCTGTAGAGATTTCACTCCCCCCCTCCCCTGGGCGGGCGACCCCGCCACGGAAGCCGCATCCCAGGCGGCATACCCCCACTACCTATCTCCCGAATCTCACGTCCGACACGGAAGACAACGGCGTCGAGAAGGCTGCCTCCCATGTACGCGCTCAAGGAGATGATCGCAGCCTCGACCTGGGGATTGAAGCCGAAGTAATCCAAGCCCCAGAAGACCGTCTGGCCAACGAAGAGGCTGGTCGTTAGCGAAGCGAAGAAATGCCGCCACGACTGCCAGCCAAACTTGAGAAACCTCACGAGAGACGCGGCTAAGGACAGCAATAAGGGCACACCAGCACCGGCGAAAAGCTCGCTCAAGTTGCCCCAAAAACCAGGTCCATCAGTCATCCTTGCCTCTCCCATGACGCGCCTCCATCTTGTCAGTCCACTCTCTCAGCCCGGCCAGCTTGCCATTGCAGACATCAAGCGACTCTTGGAGGTCTATGATGTAGCGAGTCGCCGCTACTGTGTACTGCTTGATGTCACCTTTCCGCAGTCCGTCAGGGATTTGCGGACTTGGGCACGGCAGCATGATCGCTTTGGGCGGAGTCAGGACTACCGTTTGCGTCTTTGCCGAACAGCCCACGACGGCAGCGCTCAAGCAGGTCAGCAATAGTATCAGCGGAATCAGCATCTTTGAGCGCATCTCGTTTCTCCTGTGCAGCTTTAGCGGCGTCTTCCCTGGCCTTATCCACCTGCTGCATTGCGGCATCGTCAGCCCTGCGCGTTTCATGGTACGTCTCAACCACGGCGTTCTCACGCTCGGCGATCAGTGCTTGGCTATGCCTGTACTGCCACCAGTTACCGGCAAGGCTAGCGAGAAGCACCAACGCAGCGGCTATGTACACGGCACGCATTACAGCGTCTCCACGTAGCGACGCAGGTCATCGACCCGATTTAACCACCCGCGCAGGAAAACTTTCTGTGAGGCATTGCGACGCACTAGCTCACGATAAAACACCTCGCGGGCATCGAGGATAGCTTGCCGCACGTCACGCGTGTTGTGCTCGGTCAAGGCAGCTCTAGTCAGCGGCCCAAACTTACCGTCCACGTCGAGGCAGGTTCCGACGCCAGCCGTGTTGTATCCGCGTTGCGCGAGCCTGACAGACTGACCGCAGCCAGTATTGACAGCGGCATCGTAGAGCAGGACGCCCATTTGCACGGGCAGGTCATCAAGACTCAAGCGGTCCCAGAACTCACGCCGGAAGATTGCACGGGCTTGGGACTTGTCCAGATTGCGGATCGTATCTCTGGATACCGGTAGAGGGTGGACACCAATGCCGAGTAAAAACTGCCGGCCCTTGAGTGTACTCACCACATCTGTCAGAAATGCCAATGAAACGCCGTAATGCGTAAGGCCGCCGTGATCGGCAGCATCATCCGAAAGCCCACCTTCCCAGCTCGCCGTAAAGTCCTGCGCTAGCTCAAAACCGCCCATGTCTGCTCCTTTTCCCGTAAGCATAGCACGCCCAGCAGATCACAGACAACCCCGTTGGGTATTTTCTGGACGGTTTTTTTCATCCAAATCTCGCACCCGCACCCAGAACCCCTGATGCCCAGAGATGACGTATCTGAGGCGGATTCCGCAGACCGGACACTCGCAGTAGACATTGACGATATGTCCAGCCTTGCGGACGCCGTAGAGATCAAGGCCGCCATTGTGCCCGCACTCAGGGCATTCGGGAAAGCGTCGTGGCCGACCGCGATCAGGCATCCTTGCTCCCGGCCATATCAGCAGCCAACGCCAGGTAGCCGCAGCCATCAACGTAGTTGTCTGTCTTCCCAGCACCGTGCTTTTCACGGGCAACTTTGAGCAGCGCCATGAGCATGGCTACGTCACGCGGAAACAGCTCTTTGCCGATCCACGTTGACCACAGCTTCGCAATCACGCGGAAACTGTCTTCAGGATTCCCGTACCGATCCTGCCTCTGGCCATTGATGACCTCATGCGCTTCGAGTAGCACGTTTCCTCGTTTTCGTGTTACAATTTTCTTGCCGGTCGCTTTCTCCACACAGGAACTGCACAGACCTGTTCCGGCAGCCATTTCACCTGCGCTCAAGGGCGTATAGCACAGCTCGCATCTCGTACCATCAGCCATTACATCCCTCCCTTGTGCTCATCCCACGGCCCTATCTCGCCAGGTTTTGTCGGCCTGGCCCCGAGCGCCAGATCTAGCCATGTCCTGCGTTCTTCCTCATCCCGCAGGTGCTCGCCGTCCAACATGCGCAGCGCCACAGCGATCACATCCAGCAGCTCGGAGATCACGTGCTCGTCCGGGTGACGATGATCAACGGCTCGCCGAAGTTCCCGCATCTCGCTGCTTAAGGCGCCATAGGCTTGCGGTGTTCCATCGGCTTCATCAGGCCAAGCGTGCTTTGTCCTCGCCATCTTGAGCCATGCGGCCACGGTCAGCACCAGCCCAGCCTCGTAGATATTCTCTTGCTGCATCAGTCAGCCCTCCAGAGTTCAACGGTCACACGGCCACCTGGGACAACACCAGCGCGATAGACATGCAGATCATCCACTTGCGAGTCGTCCAGCCAAACACGGGCACTTGTGAGGCTATCCAGCAGAGCCTTGAGCGCGTTGTCGATGTCTCTGCGGCGATTGTCCGGCGGCTCCAGCTTGATGCGCATAGCCACTTTTTCAGCCATGCCTTTCGGGGCGCCCTGCTCCAGACAGGCCAGCTGCACTGCGGTTTTGTAGTCGCGGCCCTCGCGTGAGACGATTGTGCGCATGCTTTTGCCGATCAGCACATGACGCCAGAGCCTGTTGACTGACGGTGGCCAAGGCAGCACCAGACGATAGCCGCTCATAATTCAACCACCCGGGATGCTCTCGCCAACGCCAAGCGTTGAGCCGCAGCGGCTTTTTGTTCTTCGCTCATTTCACGCGCCGTACGGAACGGATTCCTGCCAAGGCGGAATGGGTACAGTGCGCAGTCTTTGATCACGCACTTTTCCACCTCGCTCCTGCTACCGCCGCTGCATTCGATGCACTTCTTGCGTATAGCCTTCACAGGGTTCTTATTGCTCGTTTCTGGACACTGCATTTTTAATTCTCCCTAATTCTCATTGGCGGTGGATTTTTAGCGCGTCTTTGAAATTCTTCGGAACGGCTCTCATGTTTCTCCAACCAGTCAAAGCATTTCTGTCGAGAGTTTTCATCACCAGATGGGACAATGTAAATTTTTACATGGGCAGGCTTCGATGGAGGACACATCACGAGATACAACCTCGTGACCTGATTATCATCTCCCCAAGCTTTAGCCTTAGTCATAGCATCGAAGACGTTTTTGCAAAGATTATCTATATCCCTCAATCGCCTATCTGCAGGATAGAACGCCATGCACACATTCACATCGCCAAGAATCGGTGTTGGTGGTAGTTTACCAACGTCACGCGCTGCTTTTACCGTTTCCTCCAGTCTCGCACGATACTCACGGGCTTCCCTGGTTACATGCACACGCCCTTGTTTACTGCCCTGAAAAGTCAGATTCACAGTTACTGGCCATTCAATCTCGAACTCATACCCTGCCATCTGCATTTCTCCCTGCCATCTGGCCGGACCGACTGGGATGGTGTCCTGCCTAAGAATCTCTTACAGAGATTCTTTTAGGCGGCGACGGCCCCCTCAATCCCTTAGCAAAAATCGCCGGAAACCTACGAATAAATCTACTTTTGGAATTTATCTAGACTTGGTAGCCTGATTTTGAACTGAAAAATTTTTCAACTTTTTTTGTCAATAAAATCAGGTACTTACAACCAACCACTTCAGCAAGTCCTTTGGCCATGAGGGTTTCATGGAGTTAAAGTTTTTTTATTCAATAAAATCAACCACTTACAAATGGCGTTGTCAGCAAAACCTTTGGCCATGCGGCTTTCATCGGCTATCACCCCGCAGCCGCTATTCATCGGCATTTCCAGACACCACCTTTTCGCAAACCCTTTGGCCATGCACCTTTCATGGATTTGCCAGATTTTTGATCAGACACTTGACAAACTTTTCGGAGTTGGCCCACTTCTGAACTCGTAGTCATCACCGCCCGTGGCTAGCGCTCCTCCGGGAATGTCAAGATATTTTGCCGTACTTTTTTTGATAGAACATGAAATAATTTTTTCAGCCTCAAGGGCGGTATCAAGCAAGTCTCTGATTCTCTGTCTGGTGAGCCTTGAGATCTGTGGACCAAAATCACATCTGCGTTCCCACAACCCTGACATTCCTGTCTTGGTGAACGGGTGGCCTTCCACGGCGGCAAGGGCAATCACCTCGGCGATGTGGTCAATGAGCTGATCCTGACCGGCGCTTTGTGCCTTGGTGATATCCACCGCTCTCAGGACACCGTCTTTGCTTCTGAGGAGAGGCCGTACACGCTGATCAGCCAGAGAGTTGCTTTTGACTACTGCGGTGCAAAAACATCTTGACGGAACGGCGACATCTTTGCCCAAGGCTTCGCCCATTTCTTTGATCGTGGTGCCGTCGGCTGGCCAGATCGCAATGGCACATCTCACACCGTCTACCAGAGCTGTGGTGCCTCGGATACAGTCGCGTGCTGCTTGTGCAGTTGTCACTTCCTTGATGCTTTTGCCCATGTGGTGACAAACCAGTACCGAGCACGAGCATTGCTGCGACATCCTGGCCAACGCGCCTTGAACGTACTGACCGGCCTGCGGGTCTGCATTGATGTCCACGGCGACAAAACTAGCCAGGGGATCGAGCACCACGCAGGCAAGATCAGGAATTTGCTCCAGTTGACGCATCAGCTCCTCATATTCAGGTGTCAGGCAGAAGCCTTTTCCGCGTCCTGCGTCTGCAACCAGCGTAATCGGGCCGGAACAGTCGGGAAGGCTTACCGGGAAAAGCCTGCCTTTAGCTGCCAGCCTGCGTTCCCCGGTCGGGTCTATGGCCTCAAGACGTCGGTGTACATCGTCTCTGCTGTCTTCGGCGGTTAGAATCACAACCGTTCCGTGGTGTGTGACCGGCATTCCGAGCCAGTCCGTAGCACCGGAAAAATCAAGGATTCCATGCTCTCTGGTGTCGGCAACCTGCAGCGCCAGGTCGAGCGTCAGCATGCCCTTGCCGGTTCCGCCTGAAGCCACCAGAAGCGTCGGTGCACACATCGGGACTGTGCCGTCAACCAGCCATTCCTGAGCAGGTGCCGTTCCCGTGTAGAGCGGGTCAATTCCCCACTGAACAATCCTCGGAACGCCTCCGCGACCTGCGCGGATGATTTTTGCAACCTGCGGAAGACCCTCAAGGCACGCCAGGTCGTTGAAGTCCGTCGGGCGGCTGGAATCGTCCTTGAAAACGGGATAAACATACGATGCGCCAATGGCCCTTGCAGCTTCCGCAGCCTTTTCCCTGCCGGGATTGACCGGCTCGCCTTTTGAATCCTTTGTCCACTGGTCGTTGTCCGCACAGATGATGATCTTGGTGTCAGGCGTTACCTTTGCCCGGACAATCGGCGCGACTTCAATGAGATTTCCCGCATCCAGGGCCACGGCGACTGAAAAATCTGTTGCCTGACGGAGACTGACGCCGGTCGCCCAGCCCTCGCATATCAGGACCGTGGAGTGGTCGCTGCCGTCTATCCATGCGAAACGGCCCCTCTTGCGCAGGCCGGTGGGAAATTTCTTTGAGCCGTCCTGAAGAATCCGCTGCCATCCACCGCAGGTCCCTTCCGCCGTGAAAAGCGGAATCAGGATTGAAGTACCGTCCAGGACCGCGCCGCCCAGAGATGCTCCGTCACCAAGGTGCTTCTTAACAGCATACGGATGGTCTTCAGGCACTGCCGGGCATCTGAGCATGTCTTGGCTGCATTTTGCCACTACCTCGGCATCGATCCTGCGGCTTTCGGCCTCGCGCTCCTCCCTGACTTGCGACATGCGGCGTTCCATCTCGTCCAGGTACTCTCTGGGGACAGCTCTTGCCGCACATGCTCTGGAAAGGTCTTCATCTGCGCCGGAAATTTGCCAGGTTTCACCGGTAGTCCAATCACCAAAAACGACAGCTGGAATATGGTCGCTGAATGCGACATACCAAAGATCTTTTGACCCAGGCTTTGATTTCTTCGCAAAACGCTGGAGCTTGCCAGAACCGTCGATAGCCGGAGCTTCGAACCCCATAGCCGCCCAACGCATGCGGACTGACTCAAAAACTTCGATGGCGTCTGCGTATCTGAGCTGGATGATGTCTTGGCTTGGTGCGGAGTTAAGGTCGAAGAGACTCATGACTCATCACCCCAGCACTGGCCTTGCCACCGACACATCTTGCACTGAAGTTCAGCCGGAGACCTACTGCCACGCGGAAGCCATTCGCCCATGGAACTTGCACGCTGTATCCGATCAAGCCGGTCTGTCATTTTCTGAAGCGTCTCGCCGCCGTCATACGGGATCAACTCGTGCCGGAGCTCCATTGTGTCAGCATCGCAGGCCGTGAAGAGACATTGATTGAGTCCAAGACCGGCCATGTAGAGCTGCACCTGCACAAAGTATTTAGGATGCGATACACGGACGTGCTTTTTCTGTAGTTCGCTCCACCACTTGTGCCCCAGCACCTTACATTCCCAGAGCGCCGGAAGCTGTACTGGAGAAGTGCCTTCTCCTCGCCAATGGAAAATGATCCCGTCAACGTGCCCCTTAAGTCTTCCGTCAGCTAAGGACACAGGGAACTGCTTGCCATCCTGCTCGGTCACAAGCATCAGGCCGGATTCTCGTACCCATCGGGCCACATGGCCTTCAAGTACATGGCCACGAGTAAAAATGCGCCGCGTGCGGGCCGGAATCTCTTCCTGTGGGACTTCACCCTGCCCTGTTCTGGCGTGTTCTGCGGCTATCCAGTCAGCCTGCACAGCCCGTTCACATGTCCCGCCGATGGCAGAGCAGCCCAGATACTTTCTTGGTGCTTCAGCGTTGGTGTCTATGGCCTGGTCAATCACAAAATTTATCCGGTCTGACAATGCCGACCGGGAATTTAGATCTATCATTCACATTTTCCTTTGGTGTTTGTCGTGTATTTTGAGCTTTCGCTGATGCTTCCTCTTTGCCTTTGCCTTTCGCTTATCAGTCTCGATGCGGAATACTGTCACTATTTCATCGGTCTGTAGGCTTACTATCAGGCAGAGCTTGTGGAATCTCAGGGTCTTGGAGTCTCTTGTCCTGTAAATTTCCTTTCCCTTCGCCGCGCAAGTCCTGATCTCGTCGAAACTGATCCGCCTTTCCCGTGCCCTTTCCTGCGCATGTATCGTCAGGCTCGTCATATCGCCGCCTTGTCCGTCGATGGTAGGTAAACATCATACGGGACTTTCGGGACGTGCTTATGCGGTCGGAGCCATGTAGTTGACCCGCGATCTTCTTCTGCCGGCTCATGAGCATCTTCTTTCTTTGCCCCACGCGGAACATGCTTGCATTTTTCCGGAGACCAGCATGCGGGCCGTTTCCCGCAAGGCAGAGGAGATAGCTGCCGAAGCCCTAACTTTTCGCAGACGTTCCACTGGATCTGCGTCGCTGCTTTTTCCAGTGTTGCCCGTAGCTCGGCGATTTCGGCCTTGAGAGCTGCGTTTTCCGCCTTGAGCGTGGCCACGACGCTTTCCCTGCTCTTCTTGGCGTGCTGGTCCCAAGCGACTTTGAGGTCTTTCGTGCGGATCTCTTGGCACTTCGCTGAGCAGCACACGCGCTGGGGCTTGTCGGCCGTGAATTCCTTACCGCAGACTAGGCAGGTGCGGGTGCCGTAGGTAGTCATGACTGCTGCTCCTTGTTTTGGCACACCAAGTGCTTTTTCTCTCCGTAGACATACGGTGCTATACGTTCTGCGATGGAAAACCCTGACGAGTGCAGAAACCGCGATAAAGCGGCCTGATTTACGCCAACAAGGTCCGCAAAGTCCTTTTGGGACACCTTCCTCTCCCGTAGGAGATCCTTGAGATCTGATTGTATGCTCATAAGGCTATTTTAGCCAAATTGCAAAAAAAGTCAATCAAAGTTTTCGCTAAAGAGCAAAATCTCAAGATTTGACAAAATTTGCCGAATAGCAAATATCATGGTTGAAAGCCGCTGTTTTCGGGAGGTGTGAGATGTCTGAATATTCTCGCTACATTGAAAGGGCCAACGCGCTAGTCGGACCTGACAAAAAGTTCAAAAACCAGAACCAAGTGTCCATAGCGTGCGGCATAAAGGCGTCTCAGGTTAAAAGGTATTTTGAGGAGAAAAACGACAGCAACATCGCGAAGTTTTTCAAGTTCCTGGACACGCTTGGAGTTCGCCTGGTCTTTCCTGATGAAAAGTTGACTGGCTTTGAGCTTATCCCCCGCGTCAAGGCTGTTGCTGGTGCTGGTGAGTCTTTCATCACCGAGGATGGCGTTGCCGGCATGTACGCTTTTAGAAAGGAATTTCTGGGCAGGATAGGCGTCAACGCCAAAAAAGCGGCCATGATGTACGTCTCTGGCGACTCGATGACGCCGCTGATCTGCGATGGGGACACGTTGCTTTTTGATACTGGTGATGTTGAGCCACGCGAGGGCTATATATATGTATGCAGCTTCGGCGAGGCGCTGATGGTCAAGCGGCTTCAGATGATCCCTGGCGGCTGGCAGCTATGTTCGGAAAACGACAGGTACAGCCCGACTCCGATCCAAGGTGATGAGCTGGATTCTTTCCGCGTCCATGGCCGCGTGAGGTGGTTTGGCAGGATTATTTAGCTAGTCCTGGAGGATTTTTGACCACCGTTGCTTCGGACAGACCGGGGCTTTGTCTTCTCTTTGACGATTCGGCATATTCCAGGATACACCACCAGCCATGCACTCAAACCGCCATCCAGAAGCTCGCAAGCTTACACCAGACTCGCTGTCGAGAATGTAAGTAATGATCTTTGAAAAACCGAACTCTCTGGCGATTCTGGCGGCTCGACTATATAAAAAGGAACAGACGTTCTGACTTCCATTGGTGCATAGCCTTGCTACTTCAACGGTCTTGCCATCGCACAACTTGCGCGCGGCAGGGCGCATCACCTGACATACCCCCACAAGCTCTCCCTCTTCATTCACCGCTCCGATCCGGAAAAGATCGATCTTTAGCGGTTGATGATGCCTATGATGCGACGCCACGTACTCGTCGCAATCCTTCTTTTTCACATACACAGCCCTGAGCATTTCCCTATTCTCCAAGTCTTCCGGCGGCCTAGAGCCGCCTTTTTTTGTGCTGTTTGGGTAAGTTTAATCCAAAAAAATTTTGCAGGAAAGGAAAAAAGTGTTGACAGAAAGTTTGCTATTTAGTAAATTGTATTTGCGAGAGGGGGAAAGGCCCGAAAGACGATCTAAGGGTCAGAGTAGGAAGCCAGAAGCCCAAACGCACCCGCCGAGCGGCAGAGAGCGAGATCCTGCAAAGGACAGCGAGACACGAGGCTCAGAAAGGCGGGAGGGAGCAAGCATATAATGCCGAGCAGGATCAAGGTCCTGGGTGCGACACGGAGCCGTTAGTAGTGTGAGCCGTAGAGCCGGACAGCATGAGGGCGGGGGACAAACAAAGGCGTGATGAGCGTCGGGGCCGTGGTTAGACAAAGTAGCTCTCAGTTGAAATATCACCGGCTCTGTAGTGACAGTACAGGGCCAAATGATGGTTCAACATCAAACCCACAGGAGACGGATATGAACCTTTCAAAGAAGCAGACAGTATGCATACACTTTGGCCATGACTCACTTGATGGTGTATACTCGACAATTGAAGAAATGGCTGAAGCTCTTGACAAGAGCACCTACTATATCGAAGCAAACCGCCTGTACATCAGAGTCCTCAATCAGAAGCTTTATATAGGCAGCGTAGGATACACCGACGAGAGAGGAAATTACTACGCTATCGGCACTACAGACGTCTGGTCGATACGGGACATGAACGAAACTCCCTCAGCAAAGGTTGAATATGTGCTTGAAGCTGGCGGCTTTGAGTTTGGCCTGACGAAGAAGGAAGCTATCCAATTGGCGAACATGCTCAACAGTTGCCTGAAGAAGCAGTGCGCAGCGTAAGTGTTGACTCACAGGGCCGGCATTCGATAATGTCGGCTCGAATGTCTCAGCAACCAAAACCCCACAGGAGCTAACAATGGAAACTTTCTTGATGAATCCCCATACGGGCACTGTACAGACGGAAGAGGAATGGCGCGAAGATTATCTTGACTGCACCACTGAAGAATGGGGCGGCGATAACTTCGAGGACGCAGAACTGATCGAGGTGGTCCGAAATGTACCTGGCGAGCCTGGATACGACGCCGATGCAGGCGAATGGCGGGAAGCGTCATGATCGTGAAGCATTTTACCCAGTTTTACCATGTCTGCATCGGCGATGATGCTATCACTATTATCGGTCTGGATAGGGACCATGCTGTAAGGGAAGCTGTCAAAGCCTGTCAAGATTATCCCGAAGCGCCGGTATGCGTTAAAACGTGGGTCGGGAAAGACGCAGAAGAGATGTTCTTAACGCCATGTGGAGAGCTGTTTCCGGATAGATATGATTGGAACACCAAAACAGATAAGTATGGAGAAAAGTGATGCTGGCGACGGTAAAAAGAGCCGCTGACATCCTCGAAAAAATAGGCGTTGGCGCGTTATTAGTCGGCATTTTTCAACATCAATCAGCTGGTTATATAATAGGTTTTAGCGCAATTTATTTATCTCTATATATAACGTCGGAGATTGAAAGATATGACAGATGATATGATGTGGCTCGGCGTAGCAGTTAATGTGTTAGTGATTTTTCTTTACGCAAAATATCTACTAAAAAAAGCGAAGACGAAATAGGTAATGGTGTACGGCGAAAGCCGTGCTCCTGTGGGTGCCCCTCGATAGGTTTCGGGGGGCTTTTTTATTGCCCACGCAGATTTGAGAGATGCCGGCTAGTCCCACTCAGGTCGGTACTAAGGGGAAGCCCTAGCGCTGCACTATATAGCGGCAGAGGCAGAGTGGCCCCGCCCGGAGGAAAATGCGCGAACGCCTCCGGGTTTTTTCATTTTTACTATCCGCCCGACGAGACTGACAATATGCGATGCCGAACATGCCCTGGGTGGATATGGCACGGCAAACTGCAACAAGGGGGCAGGGAGCCGGAGGCGGCTGGGGTGGCTGGCCGCCTTTTTAGTTTTTTTTTGAGGGAAGAGTCGCGTTTGATGACTTACGCTGCGTTGGCTTTGCGGGGCGCGGCTCTGGGAGCGGTTGAGTTGGTCAGCCGCTCTTTTTTTATTTTTACGGCAGGTGCGCCACGCGATAATGCGGCTCGGCTTAAGACGGGCTGGAGCGAATCTGTGGCGGGGCATGAAACCCCGTTTATGCGTAGACACGGAAATCGACGGGTGTTCCGCCTGAGGCTGCGTGTCACTGCAGCATATCATCCGGTGCGAATCCGGAGCCTGCCCCAAATTTTGGGCAAGAGCCCCTGCGAATGATGTCTGCGTTGGGTTTTGCGAGCGCAGGGACTCTGGGGAGCGGTTGAAATGGTCAGCCGCTCTTTTTTTTTGAGGAACGACATGTCCGGCTATTACCCATGCGCCGCCAGAAAGCGGTATGAGCTGTACAGGCAGACAGGCATCTGTGTCTGCTGCGGCCAACGCGACGCAATGCCGGGGAGAGTCTTATGTGATCTGTGCAGGATGACTGCAAAGGACAGTACGCGCCTCGTCTACTACGACCGCCGAGAAGATCATCGCTGCACACGCTGCGGTAAAGCCATGTCAACATCGGGTAGCGTCTGTGCTGAATGTGCGGATCATTTACGAAGACAAGCGCAGATACGGCGCCAGCAGCGCATTGATGCCGGACTTTGTGTACGTTGCGGCAAGCGTCCGGCCGATGGCGGCAGGGAATGCGCCCTGTGCCGCGCAAAAAGAAACGGAGAATGAGGATGTCAGATGACATATATATTGATGTATGCATTCCTGCTGGCGTCGGGCCAGACGCTGACAGCGGAGCAGGAGGCCCACGATCGGTGGAGACCGGTGCGGACTTTGACGCGCTGCCACGAGATTGCAGCGGAGCAGGAATTGAGGATGAGACAATCAATATCTGATGGCAACGGACTGATTGTGGCTGTGAAAGTCAGATGTGAACGCAGGAAACACAAGAAGAGGTGAGCATGGCAGTACCACGAGAAGATCAGCTACGTCGTATGAGCATCATCTCGAAAGTGCTCAAGGAGGCCCGTCAACTGCTCGATGTACGGCAGGAGTTTTCAGATTTTCCTAAAATAGACGAATATTTCAACGGCATATTTGATGTAGAACAAGCGATAAACAAGCGAATCAATGAAATTCGGAGGATGAAATGAGCAGATGGACACAGTTCGAGAAGGTGGCATGTAGTTTGATCATCCTTTTTGGCCTGGTCGTTGGCTGGGGAATTATGTCGCTCGGCCAGCAGGTCGTTGATGCAAAGACGCAGTATTACGCGATGAAGCTGCAACAAGGGAGATAGCATGGAGTTGATAGAATTGATACAGACAGGCGCGAAACTCAAAGCAGAACTAGACGCCATACAATTAAAGCTCAGGGATGTAAATCAGGAAATCTACGAAAAAACGACATTTGTAGACGGCAAAAACACAGTCAACACCAAAGCCGGAAGCATCACAGCAAAAATCCAGAAAAAAGAAACCTATGCTTGGGATCAAGCGAAGTTGGACGCCGCAAGGAACATCATCGGCGATGCCAAGTTTATGGAGGTTTTTGCCTTCAAGTGGAAAGAATCCAGCAAAAAAACGCTCGACGGATTCCTTGCCCACGCACCAGACGAGCAGAAAAAGCCAGTCCTGGACGCGCTGACGATCAAACCAAGCTACTCTGTAAGCTACGAGGTACAAGATGTTTAATCTCCAAAGTGTCATCAATTCCCGCGACGTATACCACCCGCAGCGAATCATGCTCTATGGCGTTCAGGGCATCGGTAAATCATCCTGCGCGGCTACGTTTGCAAGCCCGATCCTGCTCAGAACTGAAGATGGTGTTGGCGCTCTTGATGTGCCGACCTTCCCCGAAGTAGCAACGACTTACGAACAACTTGGCGAGGCCATCGGAGCGCTCTACCACGAAGAGCATACTTTCAAAACTCTTATCCTTGACTCTCTCGACTGGACGGAGCCGATGATCTGGCGGGCTGTATGCAACGACCACCTTGACGGACAAGGGAAGCCACTCGCTAACATCGAAGCCATTGGCTACGGCAAAGGCTACGTCGAAGCTGATAACAAATGGCGCGAGGTTATGGGCTGGCTAGATATGCTCCGGGCACAAAAAGGCATGCAGATCGTTGTGATAGCACACAGCGCCGTAGTCACATTCAATCCGCCTGACGGTGAGAGCTTCGATAGATATCAGCCAAAGCTACACAAGAGGGCATTTGGCCTGTGGCAAGAGTGGGCAGATGAAGTGCTATTCCTCAATTACAGGCGCCGCATCGTTACCGACGAACACGGGAAGCGCCGCGCAGAGGGTGAGGGAAATCGTGTTATATTCACACAGGAACGGCCAGCATTTCTCGCCAAAAACCGTTGGAATCTGCCGCAAGAAATCACAGTTGGCCAGGACAAGTCGTGGAAACCACTTCACGATGCTTTAGCCAACGCCATTGGGGCCGCATATCCGTACCCTTTTGAAGCTAAAAAACAAGGAGATAAATAATGTCACTTTTTAACCTTAATGAAGCCAATCAACAGTCAGCCGGTTCCGTAGGAGCTATTCCTCCCGATTCTTGCGTAGTTGTCAGGATGCACCTTAGAACCGCGTCGGAAGTCTCAACCGGTCGCAGGAATCCGGCAGTACAGGGCAGTCACCCGCTGCTTATTAAATCCGGCAGGTCGAGTTTAGAATATCTCGACACCGTGCTTGAAGTCATGCAGGGAAAATATACAGGACGGAAGATTTTTCATAAATTCAACATCTTAGGTGCCCAGACGGAGGGCCAACGTAAGGCCGTAGACATCTCCAGAGCGCAGATCCGGGCGCTGGTCGAGGACGCTAGAGGAATCGCGCCGGAAGACGTAAGCCCGCAGGCTTGCCAAGCGAGGAATGTGGAGCCGGACGATCTGGAGGGTATGACCTTTCCAATCATGGTTAGATGCGAACCGTCACAAACACCAAATAAAGCTGGGACTGAATACTACTGCAATAACACCCTGTTCCGTGTGATCGTGGCCACCGATCCGCAGTGGAAGGAGTTGCAGGAAAAGGGCGAGGTAATCTCAGACCAGCCAGTACCAACGTATCCTGTGGCCGGAGGCGTATCGGCTCCGGAATCCATACCGCCCTTTGGTGGATCTTCCTCAGCGCAGGCAAACGTGACGCCTTCCTACTTCGCATCTCAACCAACACAGACTCAACCGTCTGAACAACGTATGCCTCCTCCGAACAGGATGCCGGCTTGGGGGCAGAAGACTGATTCTGTGCCTTTTAACTGAGCGGAAGCGTAACCGCAAAAACAACACGGAGATAGTTATGATCCTGAGGCCGTATCAAGAGCGAGTGGTCTCAGCCGCCATCGAAGCCCTGGCCGACCATGACAACACTTTATGCGTGGCGGCCACGGGCGCGGGAAAATCCTTAGTTTTAGCTGAAATAGCAAGGCAGATAGGCGGCAAACAGCTTGTCATGCAGCACCGACAAGAGTTGGTTGAGCAGAATATCCGCAAGTTCAAGATGATTCATCCCAAAGCTAAGACTGGCTTATGGACAGCAGACACCAAGTCATTCAAGGCAGACACAACCTTCGCCATGGTGCAGAGCCTCATGGGGCACACGGACCAGATCCCGAAGCTCGACCTGCTCATAGCAGATGAGGCGCATCACTGCCCTGCCCCGTCCTGGCTCCGAATAATCACAGCAGCCAGGGAGAAAAATCCAGATCTCAAAGTAGTTGGCTTCACAGCGACACCGCAGAGGGCAGACTGGAAAGGGCTACGATCAGTATTTAGCAATGTGTGCGCGACAATATCCACGACCGAGCTGATAAGGCTCGGTTTTTTAGTGCCATACCGTACGTTTGTGGTCGATGTCGGCGGCTCAGTTGAAAAGCTCCAAGACCTCAAAGGTCAGCCAGATTTCGGTGACCAAAATGAGGTGGCTGCCATTCTTGACCAGGACGTGGTTAGTGACGAAGTGGTTAGGCATTGGCGGGAAAAAGCAGAAGGCCGACCAACAGTGATTTTTACATCGACCGTTGCACATGCCCAGAACATTGCCGCATCGTTCAACGCCGCCGGAATCAAGGCCAGATGCGTACATGCCGGAATGAGTGCAGAGGAAAGGCAGCACACGCTCGACCTGATGACCAGCGGAAAGATCAAGGTACTCAGCAATGCAATGATCCTGACCGAAGGCTGGGACTACCCGCCGGTTTCCTGCGTCATCCTCCTGCGCCGATGTTCGGCAAAGAGCACCATGATCCAGATGGCGGGTAGAGGTCTGCGAATCGTAAGGCAGGAGGAATATCCTGGTGTAGTCAAGAAAGACTGCATCATCTTGGACTTTGGCGCCAGCCTGATTACACACCAGAGCCTTGATGCGGATGTCAACATAGATCCCAAGGAAACTACAGGTGAAGCGCCGACGAAGGATTGCCCAGAGTGTGGAACAACTATACCGGCACAGTGTATGGAGTGCCCAATTTGCGGCCATATCTTCGAGCGCGAAGAAAAGGAAACGGTGACAGAAGTTGAGCTGACGGAGATAGACCTGCTTGGTGCATCCCAATGGCGATATGAAGACCTCTGGGGCAATGGCTCCTGTCTTGTCGCCACAGGCTTCGACTCGTGGGCAGGGATATTTTCCATCAATGGTGAAGACTGGTACGCCCTGGGGCAGATGCAGCGCTCGGAAGAACATCCAAGACCGCGCATCGAGACTGTCTATATTGGTGGGCGTGTGCAGGCTCTTGCCGCTGCTGATGATTATCTCCGGCTCCACGAGAAAAACAAGGCGTCAAGAAAGACACGGCGCTGGCTCGACCAGCCGGCAACTGATCGACAGGTAGAACTACTGCGACCCTACGGCTATGACTGGCAGATGGGACGGTATGAGGCAGGATGCCACCTGACTTTTCGCTTTAGGCAGAGGGCCATTGAGAAGATCCTGGGAGTCTGCTCATGAATATCCACGACGGAGCGGCTCTCTTTCAAAAGATTATGGACAACGGTCTCGCAGACAAGTGTTTGCGGGACTTTTCTTTTGGTGACCTCAAGCTGCTGGCCGACCTGCTTGCCGAACACTGCGACGGGACGGCTGTCCCGGTTTACGACAGGGAGAAAAAACGGCTGATCATACCGTTCAGCGCGCCGCTCAAGTATCGATACTGGCTCCAGAATTACAACGACGCTGAAAGATACAGGTTGTTTCTGGAAATGGGCGTGCCGGATAGCGAAATGCACAAGTACCTGCACCAAGCGCAGATTGAGGCGGGGAGAGAGGACAATATTAAGTAGGAATATTTTTTTAGGAGATTTTATATGCAGACGCTTGATTTATTTTATTATACAAAACCAAAACTAACTACAATTACTCCTGATATAGCACTAAAAATGATAGAATATTCAAATGAATGCGCTAAAAATGGTGGTTTTAAAAATAGGAAACTATCTATAAAACATATTGAAGAGCTGGCAAAAAAAATGTCAGATGGAAAATGGATACACAACAACGGAGATACAATACGACTAACTGAAGATGGAGCAGTATGTGATGGAAATCATAGGCTACACGCAGTAATAAAATCAGGTGTTACAATTCAAGCTCTTGTGATTAAGGTGCCAAATGAAAGTATAGACACTATTGACAAAGGGAGGAAACGGTCTGACGCAGATAACGCTTATATAAAAAGAATGTTAGTAAAAAACACACAACCAGTAACATTTGCTATAAAAATGTTATATTTATTTGATCAGGGCCTTGATCTTTTCAAAGAAATAATTCCAAGAAGAGAAAAAGCAAGAATATCAATGTATGAATGGGAACAATTTATACCAAAATACTCATATTTACAGGATATTCGTTTCCACGATATTAGAGATTTTATGACAAGGATTCATGTTTTATTTTTATACGCTATAGCAAAAGACATGGGGAAAGAAGAAAAGTTTAAAAATTTTTTAGGAGATATTATTTCAGGAGAAAATTTAAAGAAAGGTAATCCGGCTCTTGCATTTAGAAATTGTGTAAATAAAGTAAGAGAATATAAAGATAGCACTATATTTAGATCTAAAAGACTATACGCTTTTATAAAAGCATGGCAAGCTTATGAAAGCGATCACGAGCTTAGAAGTATAGTTATACCTAATGATAACTTATCGGTACACATAGATGGATGGCATATTAAAATGTAAAAACAAATAAACTCAATACAATCGGCGGCTGATACTCTCAGCTGCTTTTTTTATTTTGGAGGTAAATAAGATGAGAGATTATTTGATAATTCACGACAAATGGCTTGAAATAAATTTTAACAATGAAAATGATGGGTCTGTTTTTATAAAAATTGATGATATAAAATATATAAGTATGGAAGTGCCAAAATACAAACAAGGTTCTATAGCTATAGAAACAAAACAATGTCCAGGGATATATCTCAATTTTGACACAGTATATGAAGAAGAAATCAGAAAAGCCATCTTACATATAATGAACGTCAAAGAGGTACAGTCATGATCCACGCCTTACTCTCAGCAATCACCTGCGTTATCTTGATCCTGCTCGGCCTCAATTGGGCCGCGATGTTCTGGTCGGCCGCGTTCTACCTTGGCCGCGAACTTGCCCAGTCCGAATATCGCTACATCCAAGACCACGGCAAAAAACGTGACGGCGTGCCGTGGTACTGCGGTCTGATTCCTTCAGCCTGGACAGCCAAGAGCGTCATCGACTGCCTGCTGCCCTGGATCGTCTGCCTGATTGCGGCTGCTGTGGATATCTACCTGCGAGGCTGGTGATGCACGAACAATCACTATTGAACGACCTCTTCGCGCAGCTCTGGCGCGACGTGGACAATGCCATTGCCACCGACAACAAGCACGACTACGCTATCATCAAGGACGCTGCGCGGGACAAGGGCAGGCAGATTCTGGAGCTTGTAGACGGTATAATTTCAGAGCGAGACGACCTGCTTCAGAGATTGCGGAATATCAGGGAGATTGTGAGATGAGACGCTGGAAAGGCAGGCGACAGATGTGCTTTGACGGCTTTACGCTTGATGATTTTGAGCGCGAGGCCGTTTTTTTTCTGCGCGAACATGAGCCGCCGGAAGGATACTTTGTCGGCTTCAGCGGCGGAAAGGACAGCATTGTAACTCTGCAGCTGTGCAGAATGTCCGGCGTAAAGCATACTCCATATTACACATGCACGCGCATCGATCCGCCTGAGATGTATCGTTTCATTAAGGCTAACTATCCTGAAATCCAATGGCTGTACCCTTCCATGACCCTATGGGACGGCATCCGCAAGAAAGTCCCTCCATTGCGCATGCAGCGATGGTGTTGTGACGTGCTCAAGAAAGACCCTGCAAGGCATATCCCCTTAAAACATCGGGTTATGGGACTCAGAGCGGAGGAAAGTACAAGAAGAGCATCACGGCCGCGCATAGACGTTTTTAAGAAATACGGCCAGACCATATACAAGCCCATCTTTGCGTGGAAAGAATGGCAGGTATGGGAATTTATCGAGAAATATAACTTGCCGTACCCGTCTTTATATGACGAAGGCTTTCACAGGATCGGCTGCGTCGTGTGTCCTTTCATACTCGGTACATCCCCGGGAAAAGTCAGGGAACGCGCTCTGTCAATGCAGAGATGGCCGGGAATGTGGAAGGCTCTGAAGCACGCTGTCATGGACTTCTACAACATCAAGCGCGTTGGTCGAGATTGGGAAAAATACCGTGACGCTGAGTATTTCTACCAGGCATACCTCAACGGTTTTGAAGACAAGGAAAAATGGAAGGTGAAAGATGTCATTATCTGACGATCAGGAAAAATGCGCCATCTGCAAATACCACGGCTGCTGCCCAATAGATGCCGCCGGACTTGCGCCGTGCGAACGGTGTCGCGATGATGATGCGGAAGATGATGAGGGCGAGGAATGAGATCCCTAAAATGCGCATCATTCTTTGCAGGCGTCGGCGGGATAGATATCGGCTTTGAGCAAAACAGGCTGTTTAATATTGTTTACGCCAACGAGGCTGACCCAGGTCCGGCCGCGACATATGAGGCAAACTCTCCGCTCAAAGTTGACGTCCGCGACATCCGTGAGGTCAAACCGGAAGAAATACCGAATTTTGACGTCATGCTGGCCGGATTCCCCTGCCAGCCGTTCAGTGTCGCCGGATACAGAAAGGGCTTTGATGACGGAAAAGGCCGCGGAACGCTGTTTTTTGAGCTGGTCAGGATTATGGAGGCGAAGCGCCCGCAAATCGTTTTTCTTGAAAACGTGAAGAACCTCGCGAGCCATAACGGCGGCCGTACATTTAGCGTCATCAGGGAAGCGCTGGAAGGGTTCGGCTATCATGTGATTTTTAAGGTCTTAAACGCCATGACACACGGAAACATCCCGCAGAACCGCGAGCGTATATACATAGTGTGTTTTCTGGATATGGAAGCGTGGCGGAGATTCTGCTTTCCGGGGCCGGTTAAGCTGGAGACAAGACTCTCAGATGTTATCGACTTCAGCACCATGGTTGACGAAAAATACTGCTACACTGCCGGCAAATACAAAGGTGATATTTATGAAAAGCTGGCTGAAGCCATGGATGATGACAGTGCTGTCTATCAGTGGCGGAGAAAATATGTACGGAAAAACAAGAGCGGCGTCATACCTACACTGACGGCAAATCAGGGCGGAGGCGGGCACAACGTCTGCCTGATAAAGACAAAATACGGCATACGCAAGATGACGCCGCGGGAATGCTTCAACGCCCAGGGCTTCCCAAAATCTTTTATGCTTCCGGCGGGCATATGCGACTCAAAACTGTATAAGCAGGCCGGGAACTCGGTCTGCGTGCCGGTAATAGCCAGAATAGCGGACAGCATAGCGGAGGTGATGACCAATGCAGTACGAGCTTGACGGCCACTACGCGGAGTTTCTTGACCTGATGCTGGCCAGTGAGGGCAATTTTTTAGTCACGCTTCTCATCCTCGACGATGACGGCGTGCCCATCAGCGTCAGGACGCTGGCCGGAGAGCGCTGCGTAAAAGATTACGCCAAGAAGTTGTATCGGCTGACAAAGGCAGCGGCACAGTGTATGGCCGAAAAGCAGATTAAAAAACCTTCTAAAATCATCCAGTTTAAGTCCGGCTGCTCATGATTTTTGACACGGCAGACTCTATTTATTACTATATTCCGTTACCGCTGCCGTGTAGGATTCGGCGACTTCCGACACGTTTCTGCATAACGCTGGAATAGCCGTATCTCAGTGAAACGGAGACATTGCCATACTCCTCCAACCTATGGCGGCCCGGAGCGCTCCACTCCGGGCATTGTCATCTAAGGGCCAAGATATGTCGGAAAACAGAAAAGGATATTACATCGCGCCTAACAGGCGGGGAAGAATGATCAAGATCGTCCAGGACGTTGAAGTGCCTGGACAGTGGCAGAAATTATCAGACATGGGATATGGCATGGGCATGCCGAGGATAATGCAGACTTTGATAGCCAGGTTTGTCAATGAAAGCGAGTGCGCTGAGTTTATGAAGGCTTACAATGCTTATCATACCGATGATGAGCCGGACGTAATACATATAACAGGTCCAGAGGAGGACACATATGCTTACAAAGTCGGAAATGATACTTAAGATCAAAGCAGAATTGGACGATACGGTCACCAAAAAGACCATTGAAAATGTAATCGACGCATATTGCCGCGTGGCGGGCAAGGCATTGGCCAAAGGCGAAGACGTCAAGCTTACGGACATCGGCGTGCTGAAGCCGGTTGAAGTCGCCGAAAAGAACGGCCGCAACCCCGCGACGGGCAAGCCGATCAAAATCCCCGCACATAAGACCGTTCGTTTTCGGATCAGCAAAATGTTAAAGGAAAAGCTGCAATAACCTCAGGGGCCGCGAAAGCGGCCTTTTTCTTTGGAGAAGAGATGAAAATACTCGGTGAAAAGTACACCAAAAATGAGCTTGAAGGTGAGAGCGTAGACATGATGATCGAGGCATACGGCCTGATGGCGCAGACGGGCAGGAAAATCCTGGGCATGGCGGTGAAAGCAAAGGAGGCGGCCGATGCAGGTAAAAGTGCTGAGTGAAAGCGGATTCCTTGAGGCTCTGCTGGGCATCGGCCTGAGCTTCGGGCTTACGAGCGGGAAGAACTATCACGAGATGCTGCAGGATAAAGATTCCGCTCTGTGGGACAGACTGCACGGCATAGCTGAAAAGCTGGCGCACAAGGGGAACGCAGAAAATAAATTTCTGAGACAGATTAGCGTCGTTTTAGACGTTGACGCCCCGATTTACTGGTGGAAGCAGGCCGATACCTACAAAGTCGGCACCACGGCTCAGTCAGAGAGTACGATGCACACTCTGAAACGCACGCCGATCACCCAGGACCGTTTTGAGCATCCGATTTTTCCTGAGACCATCAAACACCTGGAGGGCCTGCGACAGTCAGGAGATTTTGAACTGCTGGTCAATGAGCTGCCCTGCGGGTGGCTCCAGCGCCGTATTCTAACCTACAACTATGCAGTGATTCAGAATATATATCAGCAGAGGCGGCACCATAAATTAAAGGAATGGCATATATTTATTGATTCAGTGCTGAACAAACTTGAATTCCCGTACCTTATCACGAAAGACTTCATCAAAGGGGAAAATGATGGCCGATCCTGACAAAATAATGAAGCGCAACGGTGACACGGTCAATTTTGACCGGCGCAAAATATTCAACGCCATGCTCAAGGCAAACAAATCCCTGCCGGAAGGCCAGAAGCACACGACGGAAGCCCATATCTTACTCCTCACAGATAAGGTGGTGCGAATCGCAGGCAAGGCCGAAAAAATCACGGTCGAGGGCGTGCAGGATGTAGTCGAGAAGGTTCTGATAGACGCGGGACTCGCCGACCTGGCTAAGAGCTACATCCTATACAGATCGGAGCATGCCAGAATTCGCGAGGCAAAAGACTATCTGATGGAAGCATTCCAGACGTTGACTTTCAAGGAAGCCAAAGAAGTCGACGCCAAACGCGAAAACGCGAACATAGACGCCAATACGGCTATGGGAACCATGCTGAAATATGGTTCGACGGCGGCTAATTTCTTTGTCGACAACTATATACTACCTAAAGATATGTCTGATGCACATATATATGGAGATGTGCATTACCATGACAAAGACTTTTATCTTTTAACGGAAACATGTTGTCAAATAGATTTACTCAAGCTATTTGAAAATGGATTTACTACTGGTCATGGCTATCTTCGAGAACCTAACAGTATAATAAGCGCGGCTGCGCTTACATGTATAGCAATACAGGCCAATCAAAACGACATGCATGGTGGCCAAGCTATTCCGCATTTTGACTACTGCATGGCACCCTATGTAAATAAGACTTTCCATAAAGAATATAAAGACGCATTCACTGAATATCTAGTCATTCAAGGTGAGGGTATATCGTCAAGAGAAACGTGCGAACGTGATGCGCAGCGATATTTTGACGAACTACCAACGCTTTCGAACACAGAAAAGACGTTTGAACAACGTGGACTATATGCCGTTGGCATTTTGGCCGAGGCACACGAATATGCCATTGAGCGTGCAAAGACGCGAACTGATCGCGCATGCTACCAGGCTATGGAAGCACTGGTGCACAACTTCAATACGTTACACAGCAGAGCTGGGGCGCAGGTAAATTAGTGCCTGGCATAGTAGAAATACTGTGAAAAATTAATCGGGCTATATCGGTAGAACTCTCTCGTAGACAATACCGAGATAACCGCTCTTTAGTTAGAGCGGCATCGTAGAGCGTAGGGGCTGAAATAATGCCCCCAAGAGAGTCCGACGCCCCTCATTTGGGGCGAAAATGTACGCCGAACCGCGCACGAAATGACGTGCGGTTATGGGAGCGATCCCCGGAAGCGAGGGATAAAAAGCCCACGCGATAACAATTTGACCCTTTAGCTCGCTCAACTACGGCACGGACACGTCGCCCGAAGGCCGTATGGTTATAAAAAATCTACTGCTGGCCACTCAGGCCGGCCTCGGCAACGGTGAAACGCCGATCTTTCCGGTGCAGATCTTCAAAGTCAAAGAAGGCGTCAACTACGATCCAGGCGATCCCAACTACGACCTTTTTCAGTTGGCTATGGAAACGTCAGCCAAGCGACTTTTCCCGAATTTCAGCTTTCTGGATGCGCCATTTAACAAGGCGTTCTACACAAAGCCTGGGGATTGGAACAGGGAAGTCGCGTACATGGGCTGCAGGACCCGTGTCATGGCCAACGTAGACAAGGCCAAAGAGGTTACATGCGGAAGAGGCAATATCAGCTTCACCACTATCAATCTGCCAAGGCTCGGCATCATCGCCGGCGACGATCACGGCCTGTTTTTCAAACTGCTCGATGACCGCATTTCCTTGGTGATCCGTCAACTCCTCCACAGATACAAGATCCAGGGCAGGCGGCGCGTCCTGAACTATCCTTTTCTAATGGGCAACGGCATCTGGATCGACTCGGACAAGTTGGACTGGAATGACACCATAGAAAGCGTCATCAAGCATGGCACTTTGACCATTGGATTCATAGGCTTGGCGGAATGCTTGGTGGCTCTGACGGGCAAGCACCATGGGGAAAGCGACTCAGCGCAGGAACTTGGCCTTAGAATCGTCAAGCGCATCCGTGAACGCTGCGACATGGCTACTGAAGAGTATAAGCTGTGCTTCAGCACCATTGGAACCCCCGCCGAAGGCCTTGCAGGCCGTTTTGTGCCGCTTGATCGCAAGAGGTACGGCGAGATCCCCGGCATCACGGACAGGTTGTACTATACAAATTCTTTCCACGTCCCGGTCTACTACCCGATCAAGGCTTTCAGGAAGATTGAGATTGAAGCGCCATATCACGAATTCACCAACGGCGGCCATATCACCTACGTCGAACTTGACGGCAACACGGCCAACAATCTGCCAGCTTTTGAGAAAATCATACGCTATATGCACGACAAAGGCGTTGGCTATGGTTCTATCAATCATCCTGTGGATCGTGACCCTGTGTGCGGCTACGTTGGCGTCATTGGTGATGTGTGCCCTCGCTGCGGGCGCAAGGAAGGCGAACCGATTGACGTGGAAAAACTACGGGAACTGAGGAAAAAGTACCCGAATGTACCGAAATACTAAACAACACGGCCCTGGAGCGATCCGGGGCTTTTTCTTTTTTTCGGCTGGATTTTGGCAAAACTGGCAGGATGGTAAGAATATGTATATAAACGATTTAATAGATAAGCTTAAAGATCTAAAGAAAAAGTATGGAAACTGCGATGTACTTATTGAAAGAATGGATTACTATAGAGATCCTGACGACGCTGAAGATATTACAGAATTCGAATTTATTGATAGATCATATTCTGATATTTATGAATCTTTTATAATAATATGTACGAAAGGATTGGTTGAATAATATGGAAGTCACACAACTCAAAGAACTACTGGGAACAATCGCCACACTGCTCTTTGTTGTTTTCTGCGTTATCGGCGTGACCGGCGCGTATATCGTCGGGACGTACAAGGCCAAGCTTTTGAGTGCCAGACTTGAAGAAACCATCACTGCTCTCACACAGGCTTTGGCTATGCAGCGCGAAAGCTACGCGGAGCTAGCGAAGCAAAAGACCATCGTGGTGACACGCGACAGCAATGGCGGGCCGCTTACGATACAGGCTCTAAATACAACGCCAGAGGAAGAGGCGAGGAAGTAACCATAACTGCCCCAGATCGCTCTGGGGCTTTTTTTTCTGGAGTATGTATGCTGCTCACAGCAAAAGACGTGGCAAAGCTCTTGCGCGTATCGCTTTCCTGGGTATATGAACACAAACGGGCATTAGGGGCATTGCAGCTCATACCAGGCGGGTCTGTCCGTTTCAACGAACAACACCTACAGGAGCTGATACATGCCATACCAAATGCAGAATGGGAAGTGGCGCGGAAAGCGCATGATCGGAGGGAAAGTCAAGACGAAAGTCTTTCCCACGAAAGCAGAAGCGAAAAAATGGGAGGCAGTGCAGAACGCAGAAGAATGGCAGGAACAGGAAGAGCCGATCCCTACGGCATCTGTCCTTGAGTTTTTGACGGCGTATTTAGATAACCAGAAGGGAAAGGTGTCCAGGATAAACTTCGTGGAGAAACAACTGGCGTTCAAGCGTGCTTTGCACGTACTCAAGCCAGATGATCCCGTGGACAGCGTGACAATGGCCCAGACGGAACATGTGATGCGCTATGTGGCACGGTTGGTGTCCGGATACGCCGCCAACAAGACGAGGAAAGATCTGTCAGCCGCGTGGAACTGGGGAAAGCGCCTCTATGGCCTGACAGTCAATCCCTGGCGGGAAACTCCGAAGATGCCAGCAGACGCCAAGCCGCGCTATGTGCCACCGGAAGCTGATTTCTGGAAAGTGTACGATGTGTGCGAAAAGCCCACGGACAAAACCCTGCTCCTTTTCCTCTTACACACCGGCGCAAGGAAGGACGAAGCGTTTCGGCTCGCGTGGCAGGACGTGGACTTTGAACGTCAACAAGTACGTCTTGGCACCAAAAAAACATCTACAGGAGGCATGGAGTACTCGTGGATTCCATTAACTACGGAGCTAATGGAGGAACTGATACAGCACAAAGAAAAGAGCAACACCGTTCTTGTCTTTGCAAATCCTGCTACTGGCGGCAAGTATGCCCACCGTGGAAAGTTTATGCATCGTCTATGTGCCAAAGCTGGAGTTCAGCCCTTCGGATTTCATGCCATTCGGCACCTAACGGCAACGATTTTGGCACATTCCGGCATGAGCCTGCCGTCGATTCAGGCGATCCTGAGGCACCACAACCCGACGACGACAGCACGTTATATTCAGAGCCTTGGCGTTCAGACGGGAGAACTTGATGCCGTGTTTTCAAACAAAAAAAGAGGGGCCAAGATTGCTTCTCTTGGCTCCCCTTTAAGGCTCGCGGAATAATTTGGCACACGATTTGGCACACGCTGCTTTTTCTCCGATGTGCCGATCCCGCTAAACCGCTTGAATATTGGTGGACAGTACAGGACTTGAACCTGTGGCCCCCGCCTTGTAAGGGCTGCCCTTCAATGCCCAAAAAAGCCTTAAATTCAAGTATTTCAAGCAGTTACGGTTTCCAGATTTTCCATCTTGCCTATCGTTTTGGCACATTTCCAAGCAGTTTGGCACACGCTTTAGCACACGGTTTCCCGCGTTGAAAAAACCGCGCAAATACTCTATTGTGCGATTTCACAACGGAGGAAGCTTATGAAAAAATACATTGTCATCTGCCTTTTCCTGCTCTCTTCGACTACGGTTTTTACCTATTGATCTGTCTTTGTCTGCCGATAAAAGAGTAGCAAACTCAATCACAGGCAAGGAGGGAATATGCGTAGGGAAGACATAAACGACCTTGAAAAACAAGCGTCAAGCCTTGCGGAATTTGGATATGAATGCGGTTTTAAAGATGCGTGTGACCTCATCAGAGAAGTGGCTAACGATGCCCCAAAAGGCACTGCGCGTCAAAATGCCGAATTTTTTGCTTCTTTAATTGAAGATGCAATGCCTAAAATGCTGGAAAAAGCAAAAAAACATTTCAATTTTAAGGTGGTCAGGGAAGACGCTGATGGTTTTGCCCATCTAGAAATTGTCGAATAAATACTTGACAACCACAGTAGACTGCTTGTAGTGTGGTTTTACGGCCTTCGAACAGCCGTTCTAGGCGTAACCCGCCATGCCGAAAAGCGGTCTTTTTTTGTCTGCAAAACTATCTTTTAGTCCTTTCATTTTATACTGCTTTTGATTTTTGGCGGGTGTCCATGCACGATACAAGACCTTCGGGGAAAGTGCGTGGGGTGTTCCTAGAGCACTGTTCGAAGCACCCGCCTTTTTCATTTGGGAAAAAGGAAAATTCGAATTACTATCTAGGAGGCACATCATGTGCAAGCTCACCCCCATTCTCTTTCACAACGACACAATTTTCTGTGTTGCTATCAACGATCAGCCTTACACCCCAGCAAAGCCTATTGTTGAAAACATGGGCATTTCTTGGCAAGGACAACAGGCAAAGCTCTCAGCCAATAAGGAGCGGTGGGGTATCAAGATGATCTTGATACCTTCAGAGAGTGGTGAACAAGAGACGATCTGCATACCTGTACGCAAGCTTCCAGCCTTTCTTGCCAGCATTAACCCCAAGAAGGTAAGGGCTGAAATCCGTGAAAAGATCGAGCTATACCAGAACGAATGCGATGATGCCCTCTGGGATTATTGGACAAAGGGACGCGCTGAACGCAATCAGCATCTTGATCCAGCCCCACAACCCACCCAACCAGCCCTACCACCGCTCGACGCACCAATCACGCCGGATCAGCAATGTACGCTTCAATCACTTGTCAAGGCGCGTGTAGACGCCATACCGCAAGAGGAACGCACCAACGCCATCTATCCTCAGATCTGGGGACGCTTCAAGAACCATTTCAGGATCGCTAAGTACAACCAACTTCCACAGACGCGCCTTGCTGAAGCCATTGAGTATTTGGCCAAGCTCGAAATCAAGAAGAGCAAGAAGCAGCAGCCGGCATTGCCGCCGGATAATACGCCAGCTACCACGGCGCCACAGGTGGAGAGCAACACTATCCCAGCACTGCCGGATGAGCAGTATCCAGACCGAGCCAAGGACGCCATGAAGCTGCTTGGAGAAATCCAGAAGAAGCTTCATGAAGTGCGTGTGATCAGTTCAGTCGAATCCCTGCCGGAAGGGCATACAATCGGCGACAAGAAGGCCGAAGACAAGTCAGAGATCGAAAAGAGCCTGTACTTTATGGTAGATGGCCTTCTGTACTCTGCTTGGCACGCCATTAAGGCCGGCACTAAGGTTAGGGTTTGGAAGGCGTAGAACGTAGCTTTTGACAAATAAAAAACCGCCCTGCAGGATATCTCTTGCAGGGCTTTTTACTGTTATTCGCTAGCTGTGTATTTTTCTTCAAAAATTGATTCATAATCAGGTTCGCCACCGACGCTCTCCATATAGTGATTCCACTCGCGCCAGTATTCCTTTTCTTCCCTTTCTTCCTGCTTTTCCAGCTCTTCATCAGTCATGGCTGCTTACCCCATGCTTAACTCTCTCGCGTTCCTCAGCCCTTTTGGCGTCGTTGAAGCGGTCGAGCGTGCCCACCAGGTACCCCGTGATACGCCTGATCCTATCAAATTTAATCCCTTCGCCAACTCCATCTTTTCGCGGCTGTATCGGCATATTCCGCCTCCTCTACTTTGGTAGTTCCCGATCCAGCAACGCGGCCATGTATTCGAGCCTTTCCACCAACTCATCGGCCTCATCGCTGTCCATTTTGCCGTCTCTACATTGTATCCTAATCCACCACTTGTTGCTATAACAATATTGCGCTGACACAGAGCCGCCGTCAGACGCCATGAGACCACGACACACGCCGGGGATATACGTCGATGGAAGAAAGAACGCCAGCGCACCATTGTCGTTGAACGATTGGCCAATATGGTTGGCGAGATCCGTGAAAAACTGCCCCAACGGTCGCACAAATTTATCCTGCCACAGCACGCAGCTATAAAGATCGAGCTGCCCTTCATCATGTGCCCACCCTGCGAAAGAGCGCACGTCGAAATAGTCAGGGTCGCCCCAATTGCGGATCAGACAGTTGCGCATGGTGACCTGCATCCCGCACTGCACCTCTGGCCCGCGCCGCCCGAAATTTTCCAAAATGCAGTTTTCAAGCGTCACCGTCTTCCCGTCTTCGACTGAGCGTTTATCTTTGTCGCCAGAGCCGCACAGGAAGAGCTTACCAGCACCGCGAATGATACATCTGCGAAACTCGGCAGAAGACCCCCATGTGACTGCTGCGGCTTCATCGGCATCTTCGGCTTCACTCATGTCTATGATGCAGTCGTGGACAAGGTATTCATGCCCGTCGAACAAACCAAGGCCGTCTTTGTCGGTGTATCTGGGGCCGAGCTGCTGCACCTTGGTGATGCGTTTGTTAGCAATCTCAATCATCGTTCAGTTCTTCCTGCAACTCATTGATTCGATCCCGCGCTGCTTGGCGTTTGGCGTGCAGATCGTCAATATCGTATGGAGCTTCAAGCCCAGCAAGGATATACTCTTGATACTTCGCCACTTTCCAGTCGCCTATAGGCGACACAGGCGATTGCAGTTGCACAATAAGGTCGTTCAATTCCTGCTGGAGTTGTTCTTTTTTATAATCTTCCATTGCTATTCCTCGCAAAAAAAGTTTTTATATATTTTATCAGTATAAGAAATGTTTCTTGAGCAATTTTTATAGCGCAAAACAGTACCGCGCCAAGATTGATACGAATCATTTATCATTTTGAGAGTCATTTTGCCTTCATCAAACAATCGCTTAAATTTCTTTAATCTTCTGCGTTCTCGCCGAAAAGTCAGCTTGTTAGGTCGTATCTTTATTCTCTTACCTTCTATACGATAGTTCATTTTGAGATAGACAAATCCGTCTTTAAGATTGACAATTTGTGTCTTTTTACGATTAACGTAAAGGTGAAGTCGTTCCGCTTGTTCGTAAAACTTATCAAGCAAGATCTTTAAGTATTCCTTGCTCTCATGGATGATATACACATCATCCATGTATCGACCGTAGTATTTCAGTCCGAGAACACATTTAAAATAATTGTCAATCGAGGAAGGATAAAATACGCCGCTTATCTGCGACATCTGGCTACCTATGCCAAGCGACCTATTGAGAATTTTCTCGCCTTTCGGCCCGGTATATTCACGCCGTCTTTTCCGATGCTCAACGCTGTCAAACGGTTTTTCCATCGTCTTGAAGTCATAGTTGGACATATACGAAACATCGGGGCAAAAAGAATCGAGCATTTGTCTTAATATAGGATTTAGCGACCTATCCTTTAGCTTTGTATTGATTAGCTCGAGTAGTTTTTCATGTGGTATGTTGTCGAAAAACTTTGAAAAGTCAATCAGCAAAACATACCCGCCGTCATGATGACGGAGAAATTTTTCAAGGTGGCATTTAAGCCTATTCTTTGAGAAATCAATACCCTTGTTTTTTAGAGATGCGCCGTTGTCATAGATAAGCTGTGGTCTTAGGTATGGGATTAGCGCATTGTCACAGAGTGTCCTTTGCAGAATCCTATCCCGGATACATTGTGACCGTATAGGGCGAATCTTTCCACGCTCTGAAAGTATAAATTCGTAGAATTGTCTTTGTTTATATTTCCCTGCGAGAAGGTCTTTTCTTAGATTATTTATTTCACGGAGCTTATTGTATCCGTATTTTTGTACGGCAGTTTTCCAAGAGCTACCACGGCGTGCTTCTTTGTATGCCGAAAATAAATTGTCTGCATCACTGATTGTTTCTAATAAAGATTGAGACATGTTTTCAGTCGTACTTGACATATCAAACGACATCATGATCTCCTGTTTACCCGCATTAGCAGGAAAGACTAATCTTCCTTTTCTGGTTGTGTATCGGGGCGTATGCGCCTTACCCCTACACATAGTACACACACAGCAAATCGGCTGGACGCCATTAGAGTTGGACGCGTTGTTATAGTTCGCATTGCTGTTGTTGTTGACATTAGCAAAATTAGAAGCTGAAGCTACTGCTCCTAACCACTAATTAGAGCGTTTATTATAAGATTAGCCTATATTTTTTTACTGGCAATTTTTGCCAGTAGTTTTTCAGTTTGTTCCCTCCACGCTCGGAGGTATCTGATTTCATTGTCAATCATATCGACATACGGCAAAAACTTAGAATAATTGCAAGGCAGGATGTCTGTAATGTACTGAAACTCCTGCAATAACTGTTCGCAATTTATAATGGCCGCAGCCTGATACCCTCTTTTTACAAAACAGTCATTCTGCTTTTGTTCATTGATAGTCTGTCCAGCAGTTATATTTGAAATCAGATTTTTTAGTATGTCAAGAATATTTTCTCTAAAATGACTTATAAGCCAATGCGGATATTCCTCAAGTACAGACTTTCTTAAATCGTACTTTTCTGCAATCTTTTCGATTGCTTCTGCATCCTCATCACTCATACCAGTCATTTGCGAGAAAAATTTAACATTGCGTATTTTGTTCTTTACTCCAAAATCTCTTAGCAATAAATTTGTGATTGAAATGCGCATTCTCACGGCATTGTCATAGAACTCATATCTCGACAACTTTCTTTTGCTAAGAGGTACTGACATAGACAAAATCCTTATATGTTATGAAAAAAGAATAAGCGGCCGGACGCCACTAGAGTAGGACGCGCTGCCATAGCTCGCAACGCTGCCGTAGCCGACATAAGCAAAAAGAGAAGCCGAAGCCACCGCCCCCAACCACCAAACAGAGCGAGAAGCTCGACCATTGATCCACGTTGGATCAATAGCAAACAACCTAAGCTGAGATTTTTTGCAGCCAGAATCTCGGCCTGATGAAGAAAAAATTTGTCCACCATATACCATTGACTCTGTCATGAATCCGATATGTTCATCACACCACGCCCAATTATTAGAACTACCTAAAAAACCGCTACCTGCTGAGCTAGTAGCCGCCGCATCAACAGTTGTTGATATAATATCACTATATGACAGGATATGTCCATCTAAACAATTGCTTGCATTTAGAGCTGTGTATACATCACTCTGGAGTTTTGCCCATAGCGCGCACCCTCTTACGCCACCTTCCGTAGTATTTGTGTCGTTCATCTTGTCGTTGAACAACGCCACATCCGGAACAAGCGCAATGTGATTTACTGTGGTCTGTCCATAAGTATTGCCGGCAGTACCGTCTATTTTTTTTCCGTTGGTATTGTCAATATTCCCCATGTATTTCCAATAATTAAAATGGGCAAAACGGAAATTGACGTTTTTTGTCGTGCCACCGTATGTGAATGATTTTGTGATATAGTCGCCAATATAGAGGTCAGAAAAATCACCGTTGGTCAATTTGGTGCTTAACTGCGCGAGGGTATAGACATTAGTCAGGTTTTTGCCTCGATAAAAACAATTGTGTGACGCCGCCCCATCATCACCGCTATTTACCATGATTGCACTGACAATTGTCTCCGCCGCAGATGCACTGTTTGCCGCATTTGTCGCAGAGGTGCTTGCCTCTCCTGCTTTTGTTGATGCTGTTGTTGCGCTTTGTCCTGCTGATGTTGCACTGTTTGCGGCGTTGGTTGCGGATGTGTTTGCTTGTGAAGCCTTTGTTGATGCCGTGCTGGCGTCTTCCTCAACCTGTGTTGAGATTGTATTGACGCTGGGGATAAAAGAATCATTCAACTCCCCGATCATGCCCGAAAGCTGCGACATGTTCGTGCGAACAGCCTGATCAAACCTATCTTGAGGCAGGACGCGGGACGGAAACGGATCAATGGGAGTTAAAGATGTAATTTGCTGAGCCATGTGTAAAAACTCCTTAGATTAGACCTTGTATTTCAACGGACAATTCGTTTTCATTTGGGCCAGTGTAAACAGTGCGCCAGTCTTCAATCCAGCCAAATATAGACAACGCCTCAAATCCTACGTCACTGTTGCCGCCTTCGACAAGTATTGGTGTAGCACGCACATCTGAAAGAAATTCAGTCACGCCGTTTATGAGTGATGGCGGCACATAGAGATTCATGGTGGCGTTTTTAGAGTAAGATCGGCGTACAAAAGTAACATAGCCGAAAGCATCAATGTCTTTGCGTGAATAGTCAGTCAACGCAACTTCTGCGCCGTATTTTGTCTCACCTATGTAGCGATTCCTCCCGACAACTACATGACCAAGAGCAACTGCGTCCGTACTTCCGGCTGGATGTATTGTGACGTTCATGGTCGCGTTGATGCACAAAGGCAAACTGGTATTGACGAATGGATCAGAGATAGATGTTGTAATAGGCAGGAAGTAATACTCGTACAGCGACAGGCTTTGGATATCGTCAATCAGTTCAACGTCCTGTTCATAAATGACTTCGTTATCATCGACTATTTCGATTTCCATTGAGCCACCTTGGATGTTCAGAAAGGCAAATGAGTCAGCCAGTACAAAAGACACGGAAAAAGTAAGATCCTGCCCAACCGGTGCCACTGTCTGCGTTTCCTGATAATCATCAAGCATGCGATATGGCATTGTTGCGCCAAGTTTCATCCATTTGGGATCGTCGCCGGTATATGTTTGGTCAGGCCGATTGCCTGTGTTGTTATCGACTACGGATTGATACGAGATATGATTGTACCGTACCTTCTGCCCTGTGCTGTATGTTGTCGAGCTTGACCATGTAGGGCCATCTACTGCATCAGTCTCAGAAACCGAGCATGACAACAGCGTCATTGGCGATGGTTTGACTATTTTCATGATTATTCACCTCCTTAATACGCAGCTGTGGCCGGCAACCCGTCATTGTCCCACTTCTGGATGTACTGGCGCATCTTATGACTGTCATACTCAAGCTGGTCGATCTTACGCAGTGCTTGCCGCAGGATATTGTTAGTCTCGCGGATCAGGCTGTCATCTTCTGATACGGCTGCTCCATAAAATCCAGCACGCATAAGATCAATACTGTCTTTATTATTAAGTACGCCGTAGCTTTGCGGCGACATCATCAGTTCTGGTCCTTCTTCGCCGACCCAGAAAGCCTGGTTAGTTGGTGTGATGCCACCTGAGCGGAATCCTTCAGCCTTACCGAATTTCTTGTACCATTCTTCGACAGAGCCGGCGTTTTTAATCATTCCAGCTTTTACTTCTGAAGCTGTCCAATTTGTACGACCACCATACTTTTGCTTATTAAGAGCAGCTACCTTGGCAGCGATAAGATCGGCCTCTGTCTTATATTTAGACCCTGCAAAATTCGACGTTGTACTCGAAGTAGTATTTTTAGCAGTTGAAGTCGATGAACTTGAAGTGCTAGATTTTGTTGTTGTTGAAGATGTTGTGCTCGTGGACGTAGTATTTTTAGCAGCAGATGACGAAGAGCTAGAAGTGCTGGTTCTTGTTGCTGTTGAAGATGTTGATGTACTTGTATTTGTTTTCGTGCTTGTTGATGACTTTGAAGTGGTAGCCTGCGCAAATGCTTCAGTCTTGCCGATTTTTTCCCACCAGTTATTGATAGAGCCATACAGCTCTTCCATCTTTGCTACGACTTCCTTGACTGTATAATCATTTCTTCCTTGAAAAGCTTCGGCATTTAAAGCGGAAACTTTGGCAATAAGCATCTCTTCCATAGATGCAAACTTTGATCCCATATACGTGCCAAAAGTTTCAGACAGGTTAGACAAACCTTTTGATGTCGATTCAGCATTGTCTTTGACGGCCTGATTTGTTGTTTCAGCAGCTTTCAGTGAAAATCCTTCCGCTCTTCCGAACTGCTCGTACCACTGCGAGACAGTCAAACCTGCATTGTTGATGGCGTGGAGTACCTTCTCAGACGTCCAGCCGCCGGCTGCAACCGAAGCGGAGCTGATCATGTCGCGGTTGAGCTGATCGGCCTTGGCGGCAAGCAGTTTGTCGTAGGCATCCGTAATCTTCCGCAGGTCCTCAATGGACTGAACGGTGATACCGGTGTTTTTCGCCGCCTCCGCGAACTCGTTCACGCCGTAGGTGCGATACCATTCGTCAAAGGTCATCCCGTTGTCTTCGATGGCCTGGAGCACGCTCAACCAGGTCTGACTGCCTGCGCGGAGGATTTCAGCCTGCGTAATCTGGCGGCCCTGCAACGCCTCGCCGTACTTCATGAGCTGGGCTTTGGTCTCGAGGATAGCCTGCGTTGACTTCGCCGACCCGTCGTTGAGATCAAGCAGACTGACGATGTTAGTGCTGATTGTGCTGGTGTCGTTGGCGATCCTTTGCAGCAGGTCGGCAAGCTGTCTCTGGTAGGAGTCGAGCAGCTCCTGCATGCTCTCAATGGACATGCCAAGTGAATCTGCGCCATCTGCAAAGGCGTTGATCTGAGACTTCAGATTTTCAACGATATCCGTTTGTGTTTCGGCATCGGCTTCGGCAACGGCAAGATGAGAAGCAGCTACATCTTCGGCGTCTTTCAACTTCTTGTTGATATCGTAAAAGACCGTGTTGTACTGTGTACGTGTACTGAGCTGTTCTTTGCCGAGTGTCAGGACAGTCTCACCGATGGAGTAAAGCTCCTTGAGCGCTTCCTCATCGCCCTGCAGAGCCTTCTCATACAGTTTGTTGAACCTTCTGTACGCCTCGTCAAATTTATCCGTGGCCAGATTCTTGTCGCTCGTCCATAGTGACTGACGGGCTTGCTTCAAGCTCCGCAAAATCGATGAAAACGTGCTCTTGATGGAATTGGCGACATTGAGCTGCTCTGTAGCGGCGTCAAGTTCAGCCTGCAAGGCATTGCGGAGCTGAGACTGCAAGTACTTGATCTTGGTGTCCAGCATCTCCGCCTGCTGGATGAGGACAGTAGTGCGATACTCATCGTTGTCGCGCCCAATGGCGTTCTCTAAGTCAACCAGCTCGTTCTGTTGCGTATACAGCAAACTTTGGATCTGATAATCGTAAGAGCCGGTGCCGTTTGCCAACGCCGAGTAGCGGAGGTTCAGAGACTGATCGTAGGAGCGCATCGTCTCGCTGCGCAGACGTTCCAGAGCCTGTGTCCGTTGCCGTTCTGCAGCCGTAATCTCCTCGATGGCCATACCAGCTTCGCGCATGCCTTTAATTAGGTCGTCGAATACGGAGTTAATGTCATCGAATGAACGCTGCAGCTGATTTGTGACTTTGTAACCATCGGTAACCGACGCGACATATTTGCGCATAGCGGTGACGCTTTTCGCCTCGGCGTTCCTGATGTCCTGGCTAGTAAAGATATCGGCCGCGCCTTTCATCATTCCGATGGCTTCTGCGAAATCGTCAGCTATGGTCTTAAGCGCGGTTTGAGCTTCACCGGCTGTATCGTATTTGCTTAAGATACTGCTAACACTGTCCTTAATGGATCTTATTCTTTCCCTTTCAGCTTCCCTCTGCGCTTCCCTCTGCGCTTCCCTTTGCTGCTCAATGGCACTATCACGCAGCTTTTTCGCATTCTTGATTTCAGCTTCGGTAAACGTGTCCGAAGCCTCTTTCATAGCTGCGATGGCGTTGTTGAAGGTCTCTTTTATTGAATCGATATTCTTCTTGTATTCATCAACTTCTTTAAACTGGTCGAATATGCCGTTGATATAATCACGCAATACTTTGTCACGACGCGTGTTTACACTATCAAGATTTTTACCAGTAATTCCATTATCTTTTAGACCGGCGTAAATATCATTGTATGCATCGTTTATCTCTTTGACGTTCTTGAGATATTCATTCTGAGGCTCAAAGCCCTTCATTACCTCGTCGGCATATTGCTTGACGTACTCAATGCGCTTTTTGTCGATTTCTTCGACTTTCTTGGACTGCCAACCTAAGGCTGAAAGCGTGTCCTCCCACGTCTGCCACTGCTGACCGATTGACGTAAACTGAGCTGAAATTTCGCTTGCGGGATCAAGCATGCCCTCGATTGTGGCCTTGACCTCCTGCATCGTGGTCATTGCCTGCGCGGCTGTTGTCCAGCCTTCAAGGCTTGACTTGTCGATGTCGAGGCCGAGCTTTGACGTATTTATCTTCTTCAGCGCGGCAATGAGGCTTTTGCTGATGCCTTTTTCAAAAGTTGCCCTGAGTTCTTCATCCTCGATCCCGCCGCCGATTGAGATGACGTTGCCAGCCTTGATCAGCGCGTCGGCTATTTCTGACTCGGTGTTGGCGACAAAACCGTCAGCGGCGACGATGATCGGCTTCATGTCCATGCCGATGAAGCTCTGCACCATGACTTCCTGGAAGTGCTTCGCTATCTGCTCAGACCACGCCTCCATGTCGGGGGTCTCATTCTCCCACCTGCCGTGGATCTGGAAATACCTGTCAGACCAGCCCTCTGTTCCATACTGCCCGTATGACTGATTCCGGCTTACGCTCTGCAGGAAATTCCGGCTCATGGCAGCGCCGCCGAGAGACTCAAACTGATCGGCAATGCCCGCTACGGTGTCACGCAGGGAAGCCATCACATCACGCGCGCTGCTGCGTATCTCAGCCGCCGTGCCTGTGGAAAAGCCGTCCCAGACGTGATTCTGAGACCGTGACCCCTGCCTGTATCCGCTGATGCCGCCCTTCTTCGCCAGGTCGGTCCACATGTTGATGTAATATCCGGGATCAGCCTCATAACCGCCGAAGAGGGAACCGCCAAGGGCACCGACAACGGAACCGAGCAGCGCGCCGATACCTGCACCGATGGGACCGCCGAATGATCCGCCGATAAGGGCTGATCCGAGGATGCCGCCGCCGAGACCTCCGAGCCCGCCGACTACGGTGGAACCGATGGACGTACCGATACCCTGCTTAATTCCGAGCGCCGGAACGAGCAGATAGTTGCCGATAGCTCCGCCGACAAGGCCGGCCCCCATGGTGCCGAAGCCTGAAATAGCCTGAGTAGCTGTCTGCGTGGGGAGATTCGAGATACCGCCGGCATTGGCAACGACGCTGTTTGCCAGTGAGTTATAGGCCACCATCGTTTCATTGGCGGCAAAGGCAGACGGGAAGAGAGACGCCGCGGCGCTGTTGATGACATTGCCCGCAGCACCTATAAGCCCTCCGCCTGCCTTGGCAAGAATGGCATTCTGTACCAAACCTGACGCCGTACTTGTAAGAGAGCCTGCACCACCGCCGGAAACTGCCGCGCCTCCTGAGACAGAGGCCGTGCCGCCGACTGAACCGCTCAGGCCGCCGCCAACCACGGAAAGCACAATGGGCTGAACCAGCGCATAGTAGGCAAGGTCTTTGAGCAGCTGCTTAAAGAGCTTTTCCAGAGAGTCAAAAGAGAGCTTGCCGGTCTCAAGAAAGTCATCAAAAATCTGGTGCGTGGAGCTTTCAAAATTTTTGGCGAAGTTGTAAGTCAGGTTCTCCCACTGCTTCGCACTGTTGCCGAACTCAGCCTGGAACTTGAGCAGACCACGGTACGCGCCATCAAATGGGTCTGTGGATGCTTCCAGCTTCTTCCACTCCGCCCACTTCTGGATCATCTCTTCGGGGATCTTTCCGAGCTGCCGATATTTGTCGGCTTGGATGTCGATGATTTGGTTCTGCAACTCCATGGACGTCGTGAAGTCGCCAGACATTTCGGCAAGCTCATTGTAGAATGAGAGCTGCTCCTGGAGGTGAGAGAGATTTTCTTCAATGGCCTTGTTTTCAAGTTCGCGGAGTTTGACGTCACGCTCAAGCGACAGCTCTTTTTCTTTGAGTGCTTTTAACTCGTCGCCCTGCGTAGACGTAATCGCGCCGGATCGAACCTGTTTGTCGATCTCGTTGGTGACTTTGCGCAACTGCTCGGCGTATTTCTCGGTGACGGCGATCTTCTTAGCCGTGACGCTCTCGGTCTTGTCGAGTTTGAGTTGCTGTTGCAAAGATTCGATATGCGACTGAGTATTTTCAAGCGTCGTGTTGTATGTGGACTGGGCGTTGGCAGCTTTGGCAGCGGCGCCGGACCCAGACTTACCAGCTTTAGACATACTGTCTTCAAGCTTTTTAATCTTGCCGTCGATTTCACTTATGGCGAGACCGGCATCTTTCGCACGCTCTGCGAGCATTTTATCACGTTCCGCAGGATCGGAAACGGTCGCTTTTACCCTTCGTTCATATTCTTCAAGATCAGACTTTATCAGTGCTTTTTCTTTGATCAGAGCATCTTTTTTCGTTGATGAAGCTTCTGACGTGTATTTTTTTATCCTAGCGGAGCTGTTTTGATAAAACTGTTCTTCATCTCTCGCCGCTTGTTCAAAAAATGCTTTGCTTTGCTTTTCAATTTCCCTTTGGACGGCAAGTTCATCACGAGCAATGTCGAGATTCGCACGCGAATAACCCTGTTTGGTATTTCCTGTTTCATCTATAATCAGTTCGCGTTGAACACCAATTTTTTCGAGATATGCTTCAGCTTCTTTGTCTAAGCGTTCATCAGCATACGCGGCGTTCTTGTTGGCAAGTGTTTCGGTAACGACACGGAAAAGAAGCTGTGCAGGACCAGACGCGGCAATGTTAGCTTTGAACTGCTCCCATTCAGAAAGCATGTTGTTAAGCGTGCCGGATAAAGTCTGAGCAGCATTTTTCGCTGCTTCGGAGAATTTATTCTCCATGACTTCCGCCAACTTGGGGAGAAGATCCTCGGCAGTCAATTTGCCGTCAGCCATGAACTTGTCCAACTCGGCTGTGGACATATTCATAGCTTGTGCGGCCATTTTGAACGCGCCAGGTAGGCGCTCACCAATCTGTCCACGCAGTTCTTCTGCCTGGACCTTGCCTTTCGAAATCATTTGCCCAAAAGCCAAGAAAACGCCGTTAAGATCGTCTTGCGTAAGCTGCAAGGCGGCTCCGGCATCAGAAATTGACTTAAAAATTTTATTTAGTTCTGGAGCAAGCGCAGACCCTTGGCCGGATGCAAAAAACGTCTTTGCGGCTTCAGCAGTCGCCATAAACTGCTGACCAACGGCCTTTGTCTGACTGCGAATAACCTCAAGCTGACTTGCTGCTATGTTTTTGTCACCAAAAATAGTGTTGTACGCCGTCTGAAGCCGTTCAAGGGCCATTGAACTTTCAATCGCCGACTTCTGAAGGGAAATAAAACCTGCCGCCAATGCGGCCACGCTCATTTTTCCAACGCCAATGCTTGAGACAATACTTGAAAGCCCCGTCTTGAACTTTGACATTGCTGAAGTTGAACCGTTGAGCCTGCCTGAGAATTTGTCCATTTCTGCGGCAGACAACCCCATATCACGGCCAAGAACTTTCACCTCCTGATCTGTAAGCCCAGCTTGACGCTGAATAGCTCTCAAACTCTGAACGATTTGATTTTCAGCCCTGACATTCATCGCTTTAGAGATAGAATTGCCAAGGATATCAGCTTGTTTTGCTGTAAGACCAATCTCTTTGCCGATATTCGAAAATTCACTTGCAAACTTCTGCGTGTCAGTGGACATGGCGCGGATTGACGTCTTCAACGTGGCAAAACTACGCGTGATTGACGTTGTCATCCTGGTGATGTCAGCACGGCCAAAGACGCCTTCAAGGTCGCTTTCAATCTGCTTAGACGTTTTCTTGACTGTGCGGCCAACTTCTTCGAGCTTGCGTTGTAATGGCGTGGCGTCGCCATTAATCATGATGTAAACGCCACCGTTAGATGCATTATATGCCATGGTTAGTTACCTCCGCCGATTACAACTTTTTTTCCACTGATTACGCTCTGGATGATAGCGTCGAGATTAGCAATCAATGTTTGTTCTGCCGGACGGATAAATGGAGACGCCGGAACGTGCTCACCGGTATTTTTACCCCAGAGCCATTTCGCATGTCCGTACTCAAGCAAATGCGCATGTGGAGCTGAAGCTCCAGCAATGTATTGTTGCTGGTTGAAATGACTGCGCTTGCTCTTGATGCGTTTCGTCAAATTGCCGGTGTTTTTCCACCACTTAACGCCCATATTAGCCGATGTGCCTGACTTCTCAAACTTTTTGGCGTTTTTTTTGATCTCCGACGTGGCAAAAGACGAACATTTCTTGAGGATCTCTTCGAGATAATCGCCGTATATGTCCATGATGTAGTCGACAGGAATCCCTACATCTGACGCGCCTTGATACTGTCGCCTTGCCATATCAGACTCCGTATAAAAAAAGGGCAGGGGTCTATACCCCCACCCCCATGAGTTTTTAACGCCGCCGCCTCGGAGCTATCGTTCTTCTGCTCGCCCTCTGGGCTTCGTCGTTTTTCCGCTGCTTTGACTCAATCTTCCTGATGACATTCTCAACTGCGCGGACTTTCCGCCAGAGAGCTTCCGGCATATCCAAACACATGGAATCCGCAAGAATCTTCAAGGCGACGTAATCAAATCCGATCGTTCCGCCCATACCGGCCACTCTTATCTGAGTGACTCCAGCCTGCAACAGCCTCCAAGCATCGTAATTGCCGGGCATCAGCTCCGGGCATCGGCCGCTGCAACCCTCACACGACGGAGCATTTTCTTTGCCTTTATACGCCGCTTTGCAGGACTCACAGTATTTAGCGCCGTCTCCGGCGTGCCACTCCCAGATGCCGGCTAGTTTTTTATTTCTTCCTCAGCCCCGAATGTTTCCGCGTTGACTTCCTTCTGGATTTTCAGACAGTCCTTAAAATCCATCTCATCAACATCTTTGTCCGGGATGCCTGCAAAGCCTAAGACGGCAAACGTTTCCTCGAAGCCTGGACGTTTATTCGTCATAATGTCGCGGATGTGCTTTCCCTTAAGCGGAGTAATTGTGTATGTTTTTTCCTTGTCACCAACACTGACCTTAACCTGACGAGCCATTGCTCTTTTCTCCCATGCCTGTGCGCCGGTATTGCGATTTCATGTTCTTTTGCTTAATATATCATCGGTGTTTTTTGTTGTAAACATCGGGGAAGAGATAAAATGCAGGATAGATGCAGACATTTTTACACAAGATACAGTATAAAGTGGGAAAATGCCTTATTAAAGGTTGTTCCTACTCAGAATAAGCCATCTGCAGGCATTTTTAAAGACGCGACTGTTCTTCCGTTAAGAAAACGGAAAGACCTGAAGTGCAAAGCCTTTGAAGGCGGAGTCGTGAACGGTAAGGGCCTGTTTGTCGGAGGCGTTCAGAGGTCGAAGAAGAACTTCCAGCTCAATTTTGCCTGCACACGGGGCTATAAAGTCGAAAAACCGCGCTATATTGATGAAAAAGTGGTCTTCGGAGGCGTGCTTTTCGGCCATTTCGGCCATGTCATCATCGATTCCAGCACGCGGTTATGGCATTTCGCTGAGAATCACGGCGACGGACTCAAACGTGTGTTCGTACAGACGCCGGAAACAAGCTTCAAGTACGGCCAGTTTTTCGATCTGGCCGGCATGAATTGGGAAATCATTAATGAGCCGACGCAATACAGGGAAGTGATAGTGCCGGAGGAGGCGTACTGGTCAAACGACCGGGGACATCCTGTGTGGCTTGAGTGGTGGGACTTTTTGCAAAAAAAAGCACTTAAGACGCAAAATTGTACTCTTAAAGGTAGGAAAAAACAGGATTTTGATGAAATTTCCACCCTAAAGACGCAAAATTCACACCTTAAGTGCCGGAAAATCTATCTGACACGGACTCAGTTTGCCGGAAACGACGGCATAAACGAGGCATACTACGAAAATTACTTTAAAAGCATCGGTTTTGAGGTTATTTCACCTGAAAAACTGCCGCTTGATGAGCAGATAGCCATCATTTCACAGGCTTCACACATCGTCTGCACCATGGGAACGTTGGCTCACATGCTTGTTTTTGCCAGAGACGGAGCAGACGTGACCCTGCTCCTGCGCTCGCCTTCAAGTGTCCTGCCCGCACAGCTCATCATCAACCAGCTCCGCCGCTTCAACTGGCGCTGCATCGATGCGACGGTCAACCCGTTGCCTGTCAGCCAGAGCAACGGGGCTTTTTTATATGCGCCGACTCCGTTTTTCCGCGAATTCTGCAGCGATTCCGGCCTTCCGGAGCCTCCGGAATGTAAAATTACGCCGGAAATAACGTTTACATATCTTAAAAAGTGGACTGAAAACTATAAAAAACTGCTATGCTGGCACTATATAAAAGACTTTCCATGCATTGAATTTCTAAGTTCACTCTCATACTTTCTTACCGGAGAAGAGTTGGATAAAGATACCTATATCAATTATAAGCCATAAAAAAAAGCCGGGGAAATCCCGGCTTAGATTCTGCTACTGTATTGCGTAGCTTAATAGCTGGCGACGTCATTAACCAGTGTGGCAACGACCACGGAATCATCTGCACCGTTGGCATAATAGGCCACAAACGGGAATTCAGCCATAATACCTGTAGGACCGTCAACAGTCGGCCCCTGATACTGAAGCTGAACCTCAGGAAATGCGAAGGTCAGGCTGTTTGAAGCATCAATGGCAATTTCAAGAGAAAGAGACATCTCTGTCGAAGCTTTGGCGGCAGCAAGCAACGTCGTGTCGGTGAACAAACAACTCATTGTACCGGTCACAGACATGATTCCTTCGGGGATATCGTAGACCATGCCCTGGCCACCGATTGTGCGGATGCTGGTGTCTAGGCCGTTGTCAATGGTGAAATCCATTTGCGTGCAGGTAGCAAAGGTGGTGCCGTCTTTCTTAAGCGCAGCCTGGAAATTGTTCAGGCGCTTCAGCGTCACGAGCGAGGCGCTGCTGTCATAGTCAGTGGTCGAATAAGCAGCATCGCGGCCGGCAAGGGAGAAAGTGGCAGTCAGCTCTTCATCACCGCCGACGGTCATGCTCATCGAAGAACATTTGACGCCGGTGAACAAGCCGTAGCTCTCGGTAGCTGTACCATATGTACATTGCACGATGCCGGAAGGCGTGGTGTCGCTGACTTTGTAGACGTGGGTATAGGTCGTGCTGCCTGTAGTCGTGGGTGCGCCGAGCAAGAGCTTGAGCCAGTAGCCAAAAGCCGCCACGTCAACGGGTACGACTACATCGCCAGCGACCTCGGTATTACCATCGAACGGCTCAACAGGATCGCGGCGACCTGTAAGAGTCTCAGCGCTGTTTTTGTTCCGGCTGACATTCAGACCAAAACTATTGATAGGAAGAATCACGCCGGCACGGTCCCCAGCATCGGGGAGCACACCAAAGACGGACTCAAAATCCATGAGACATTGAGTTTTATACCCTCTTGCGACTGGATCAGCCATGATATTTTACCTCCGGAGGTAACAATTTTGATATATCATCAATTTAATCTTCCGCGTTTTCACAGAACCACACAGTGTATTCCATGAGAATGCGAAAATATTTCGTTTCTTCTTCAAGAAGGTCCTGGTCCTGATCGAGATGAGCGCCCCAGGGGCCATTGGCAGGCATGACAGCCCTGACAGCCTTGGCCGCATTCTTACAGTCGGTCAAGCTGCGCCCCCAGCAATCGATCTGGATGCCTATATTCTCAAGACCGCTAGCTCCCATCAGGGTATTTGCCGGGCGGCCATATATCCTTTGAAAACTTACGCAGGGAAGCTGTGCACCCTGCGGAATATACAGGCAGTAAATCCGATCCCCGACGACGGCCTGAAGATCCGTGCTGGAGCGGAGCGTCGCAAGAAGGATTTTTTCAAAGTCAACGGCGCTGGTCATAAGCCGCCACCTTCGCTGTCTGTGTCAGTATCGGTATCCGTGCCGGTATCCGTATCCGTTCCGGTGTCGGTATCAGAAGACGTGCCCGTGTCCGTAGTTGATTCGTCGCATTCCTGTGCGTACTGCTCAAAGCTCCACAGCCTGCAGCGTGCAATTGTCTCCCGGCAGCGGTTGTCCTGGAGCACGGATTCGATGTTGTATTTTTTGTCGCCGTGCCAGATATGCATTTTGGCGTCGAGGTCTTCCCTGTAGCGCATCCTGATGTCGTAGGTGGCGTCATTCTGCTCCTGCGAACTGCTGAAAAACTCACGCCCGCGCCGAAGCGGGTCAATTGCAGCCCAGACAGTTGCCAGAACTTCCCAGCCGTCCGGCAGAGGCGCACCGTAGTCATCGACGCCCTGCGTCCGGTGCATAATCTGCACACGATGTCGGTATGGTCCGATTCTCATGGCGTGCCTCAACAATCAGGAATCAGGTACGGGTCAAGCAGGCTGTCTACGAAATTCCGGCTGAACTCAAAGAAATTTGAGCCTGACACGTAGGACTCGCGCTGCTCGTAGAAGTCGCCGAGGCGCGTGAACATCCACTTAATGATGTCTTCCGGCACCGTGTTATTTGCATATCCGCACGTCAGAACAACCGTCGCCTGGTCTTCAGGAAAGCCATGAGGAACTTCGATGGTCGCAAAAAGCGGAGCGCCGATACCGCCCGGCTGGAATGTGTACAGGGACGGGTCAACGGTTTCGCCATTGACTGTGATTGAACCGCATGCTGAACAGGGTGTAATCGGCACCTGAACAACGCCGGACAGCCCGGAAACAACCCACTGCCAGGTTGACTGCCTAATCACACGGTGAGTACGACCTTCAGCATTGGCTCTGGCTGCGGAAATCATCGTGGTGATGAGCGTGTCGTCATCGTCAGTATCAACGCGCAGGTACAATTTGGCTTCGTCCAGGCTGATAGGCTCGTCGCCAGTCACCTGAGAGCAGACAAGCGACACTGTGCTTTGGAGATACTGAGAGATGATCATAACTTACTTCCTGCGGCTCTTGCGCTTCTTGCTCTTCGTTTCCGTTTCTTCCGACTTTTCTTCCGACATTTCTTCCGACACAACTTCCACGACTTTCTGCACCGGTTTTTTCTCCGCTGCGACAAATTCAGCCTTCTTACGCGCCACCCAATGACGGCAGGCATCAGCGGCCATTTCAACAACGCAGCCTTTGGCATAATGCCTTTTGGTTTTGTCCTGCACCGTCACGTCTTCCAGAAATTTAATCAGCATAACAGCCTCTTATGGGCGGAGCCGAAGCCCCGCCCGTTGTCTCAATCTTATGTGGTGGCGTTGGTGTCGTTTTCGGTGGTGGTTGTTTCACCGCCGCCGCCGGCACGCTCGGCCAGTGCTACGAATGCGCTGTACTGTGTCACGCCGTCAGAACCGGTGATCGGAGCAGTCCACCACGGCTTGCCGCCGATGCGCATGATGAATCTGTAGGTCATGATGTCGTAGTCAAAATACAGATGCATGGACACGTCAGCACGCATGCCGACCGTCTTGGTGACGGCCATGTACTGAGTCAGGTCGAGCAGGAGAATGTCACCCACGTCGCCAAGGGCGGAGCAAGCCTCGGAAGCGATGACAGGACGGCCCATCAAACGGCTGTAGGGACGCTCTTCAAGACCATTGGGCGGCAAATACACCGGCACAGCAGTGCCCGTACCCGGAAAGGCCATGCTCATGAGTTGTTCGGAGACGATAGGATTGACCACCCAAATGGCGCGATTCTGGCCACGAGCATGCAAACGCGACCACATAGCGCAGATGTTTTTGAAGGTCACGGTGTCGGCTGGCTGGTCGGCTTCAGCGGCGACGGTCACGAGAGCATCGGAATTAAGGATGCCAAGAGGCTGACCGTAGGTGTCACCGGTGCCGGAAATAATGGCCTTATTCAACGTATAGCCCATAACTTCGGGTACTCTAGAGCTGATATAACGACTCACAGCGGAGGCATCTTCAAGCAGTTCTTCGGTGACGGGCAGGAGCGCAGCCAGCTTTTGGAGCTTGATGGTCGTTTCACCAAGAGCAACCTTGCTTTCGGTGATTTTTGAACCTTCAGCAGTCCAGTTGACGCGCACGCCGCCTGTGGCCTGCCAGGGCGTGGTCTGATCGGTCGGGAAGGTCAAAGCATTGCTGGAGCTTGTCTGTTGGTCGCAAAACTCCAGAAGGCTGGCCTCACCGAGGACCTTGCGCCAAATTTCATTTCGGAAATCCGGGGGAACGGCATAGCCGCCGTCTGCAGGAGTACCTTCGGAGCTTGTGGCTGTCGGGGCGTTGAGTGTTAAGCGGGGATCAAGACGGCCGCCGCGCACGCTGGCCTTCTGCACGGCCAACGCGAACTCGCCCATTGAATGAAAACCATGCTGGCCGTACTGGCTCGGGCCTGTGTCCTCAAGGCGCTTGAACTCAGCTTTGGGCTTGTACGCGGGGATCTTGTGCGGCTGCACACCGGCAGAGATCGCGGCACTTGCACCGGCATCTTCCTGAGCTGCGGGAGCTTCCGGTGGAACAGTGCGTCCGGCACTTCCCTGTAGATGGGCTGCCTGTGCCTGCATGCGCTCGCGGCGGTCAATGTCGATCTGCAGTGCGTCGAACTCATCGCAACACGCCTTGATCTGGGCAGCTTCGTCATCGGTCAGAGGGCGACTTTCGGCGTCGGCCTGAGCCTGTAACACCTGAGATTTTTCACTCAGTACGGCCTGACGAGCCATAAGGTCCTCAACGGTAACGGTTTCACAGAAAAAACGTTTCAGTGTGTCGCCCAACAGGGCAAACGTCTCAGAAATACTGGGGAAATACATTTTTTCCTCCGATTCTGTTATTGTGCCTGTTTATTCAGGCGACGTTGTTGAATTTTCATCGCCATACGGCCTACCATGGCACGCATAGCTTTATCCTGAGGCATAGCTATTTTGTCAGCTATTACCGGCCTATTTTTATAGTGATAGCGGCTCAGGTCGTACTTTGCCGCGATTTCGATGGGATCGGTGATTTTGTCGACAAAACCGGCTTTGAGTGCTTCGTCCGCGTTGAACCACGTTTCTGCATTCATCCAGTCTGAGATCTGCTCAAGCGATGATTGCTCTTTTGTCTTGGCGACGTATGTTCCGGCCAAGGAGTCACGCACAAGGTCGAGCTGATCAGCAATTTTCCGCATTTCTACTGCGTCGCCTGCGGCCATTGTCCAAGGATTGTGGATCATGTAGACCGCATTTCCGGCCATCCGCACCTCGTCACCGGCAAGAGCGACAATGGACGCGATAGACAACGCCATGCCATCAATCTCGGTGACGATCCGAGCCGAAAATTTCTTGAGGCTGTTATACATAGCCAGACCGTCGAACACGTTCCCGCCAGGGCTATTGAGGCGGAGCGTAATCTCCTTGACGCCGGCCAATTTTTTCAGCTCATCAGAAAGATCTTTGGCTGTGACAGAATCACCACTCCATGACTCGCCGATGTCGCCGTAGATCCAGATGTCGGCGCGGTCCTTAGCTTTATTCTCTATTTTCAGGGCCATCTTCGGCCTCCTGTTGTGTATCAGTCATCATCCCCTGCTGTTGCGCGGCAGCGGAAACAGGGATCATCTGTGCCTGAACAAAATGCTCGTCTCCACCCTCGACAGGCGGCAAATCTTCCCACGCCCGACAGTCGTTGATTGAGAAAATTCCGTTGGTAACGCCGCCCTTGTAGTATTCCATGCGTGACTTGTTATCGCCACGCAGGAGACCGCGCACATCAATCTTTGAGTAGTAACCATCGGCGGAGCCGCGAAGCAGTTTGTAGTCCGCTTCCTCTTCGAGCTTCTTGCACCACGGCATCAAGGCGTCATTCACAAACTCCTGACTCTGGTGCTCGATGTTGGAAAAAGTCGCGTGCTCAAGGTCAGCCAACTTGTGGGGCGGGACGCCAAACCACCGGGCTATTTCCTCAATCCCAAAGCGCCGGCTTTCAAGGAACTGGGCATCCTCCGGCCGGATCGTAACCGGCGTAAAAGTCATGCCTTCTTCCATCAGCAAGGGCTTTCCGGCGTTCTCGCGACCCTGATACTTTTTCGCGAACTGCGCTTTGAGTCGCTCGGCGGCTTCGGGAGAAAGTCTGCCTGGGTGTGTGATAATGCCAGCCGGCACCAACTGGTTTTCCATCAATTTGTTGTTCGTATCTTCCGTGGCGATTCCGGCTGCAATGCTTTTGGCGGCGTAGCCAACAATAGAGTCGCCGATCAGGCCGTCACCCAAGCCCTTGAGATGAAAGATTCTTGACTGCGGAAGCTCGAACACGCGACCATCAAGCGCAAAGTACCGATAGTACACATCAAGAGTTTCTTCGCTGCGAAATATCTGCATGCGGCTGGGGAGCAGACGCCAAAGTGCTCTGGGCATTCCATTGCGCGAAAACTCAATTTCAGCGTACCCATTTCCCCAGATCAAAGCGTCGCGGACCAAGGTCTCCTTGAAACACATGGCCGACATTTCTTTGCAGGGGCGCGAGTGCAGGAGATAGTGAACAGGATGAGACCACTCTTGCCGCATGTCGCGGAGGACGGACCATGGCAGCCAACCAATGGTCTGAGAGATCAGAGCCGTGGCGCGATAGACTGCGCTGTATGTCCTTGCCCGATCAGGCGTAACGGCTACGCCGCCGGTGAACGCGAAAGGCTCGATCTGAATTTCGGGCAAATAAGGGGCAGTCTGCCGCTTTGCAAAGAATTTGCTAAACCAACTCATTTTGCCCCCTAAAGTTCGATGAAACCGCGATTTTCGTACACCGACTCGACATCTTCATGCAGTTTTGCCCGCGAAAGTGCCATGATTGCCGCGACTATTCCGTCTATTTTGTTCTCGTTTTTTTCCTTGCTGGGATAAAACGCTTTCGTCTTTGTGCTCTTCAGGACTACGTTCGAAGCCTGCCAGGTCAGCATCGGGTCGCCGTCGTGATGGAGCTGTCCGGCAAGGTAGAGCGCTTCAAATTCTTTCATTGGCTCAGAGATGTTTGCAGGTCCCTGATTGATCTCGACGCACGGGAAAGATACCTGCTCACGGATCTCTTGCATGAGCATTTCGGCTTCTCTTGGGTCGTATGCCAATTCCTGTATCGAAAATTCGCTTGCAAACGCCAAAAGATCATCCATGAGATATCGGTAGTCAGTCCGCGCGCCCGGCGTCTCGGTCAAATAGCCTTCAGCTACCCAACGTTGGTAGTGGCTGTTTTCCGGCAGATTGATCGTGTCCTCCGGCAGATAATACCGACCGAACAGGTAGTATTCGTCGCCGCGCCGGAACATCAGCATCATAGCTGTGAGGTCAACTTTTGACGCCAAGTCAACGCCGATCCAGCACTTTTCCCCGGCGAAGTCTTTGAGCGCTATATCTTGGCGGCAGGCGTTCCACTTGACCATGTTGATCCACGCCGTGCCGGTGTTCGACCAGATATTGAGATGCTTGCACTTCAGAATATTTTGCCGGCTCGCCAACGTCATGGCCTCGCTGCGTCGGGCTTCAAGAAAGTCTTTGTATATCGACACGCCGGCGTTTGGGTTTGCCTTGCTCCATGACTCGGGCTTGGTCCAATCGTCATCATCGTCGACGCTGTAAATCACAGAAAACAACGTGTCATTTTTCAACGCACCGTTGAGAACTTTGATCGCCTCGTCCCGCTTCGCAAAACACGGATGCGAGCTGTCAATGCCGGCTGTCGTAATCACTACAAGCATCGGCTGCGATCGTGCGCCCATACCGGTCAACATCGTATCGTACAGTTCTGGCGTCGGGTGCTCGTGGTATTCGTCAACGATTGCGCAATGCGGGCTTGCGCCGTCGCCAGGCCGGCCGATCAATGGCTCAAATTTTGACGCATTGTTCAGGATATACAGGGCCTTAGCGCCGATCCCGATTCCGAAATGCTTCGCAAACCCAGGATTTTTCAAGCACATCTGCCGCGCCGGGCCGAACACTTCCCACGCCTGTTTTTCGCTTGTCGCTCCGGCGTAGACTTCGGCTCCCGGCTCACCGTCCGCGCAGAACATATACAAGCCAATAACTGCACCAAGGACTGATTTGCCGTTCTTGCGCGGGATCTCGTCGTATATCTCACGGAACCTACGCAGGCCATCGGACTTGCGAAGCCAACCAAACGGCACGGCCAGCAGAAAACATTGCCAAGGCTGCAAGGTGATACGCTTGCCCGCCCATTCACGTCCCTTGACGTGGACCATCATTGATGCAAAGGCACAGATCCTATTGGCTGCTTTGGCATCCCACTTGTACGGAAAAGCCTTTGTCCGACTGGCCTTGAGATCATCAAGATGACGTTGACAGGCATTTCTCACATGTGCGCAGGCGGCGATCTTCCCTGCCACAACTTTGCGTGCGTAGTCTGTGGCTTTCTTTGCGTAGTCAATCTGAGATGGGGAAGCTGCCGTAGCCATTTGCTTAACCATATATCAAATTTAATAAAAATGGGAATAGGAAAAAGTATTTTTTGGACGGTTTTTTTATTGAATATTTGAGTTTGCGGCGGGCATACTGTCTGAACTGCTGAACATGTCCCATTCGTTGTTCTTAGGCTTGTCATCAGCCTTGACGCGGGCGCGGGAAGCCGGGGTCAGGCCGAATTCCGTGAGAAATCGGTACATCTGCTCCAATGCGCCGTTGACAACGATAAGCGCCGGATTCCGCATCACTTCACCACGCTTGCCTTTTATGAGATAGCCCTTGTCCTTGGACATCTGCACAACCTTTGAAGCATGCACCCATCTTGAATACGCATCCGCATAAGCGGCCAGTGCTGCGCTGTCCCCTTCCTTGAAAACGCCGAGACGATCAAGCAGCTCCGCCTTGCTGACGTACTCAGCAGCGCCGATTTCATCCAGATGCGCCGGTGGTGAGAAGTCGCTTGCCCTTCCCGGCTCCGGCCTGTTCTGGTTCTCGCGCCACTTTCTGCGCGTGCCTTTTAGATCTTTTATGCTTGGCGGCGTCTCCTTGCGCCCTGATCGTCTAGTTCCTGCCATAGTCAACTCCAAAAAACTGTTCAGCCACATTTGCCGCCACATGAGCCATCATGATCGGTGGAACGCTCATGCCACAGATAAACTGTGGGGATTTTCCATGAAAATCATAATCCTGAGGAAAAGTTGAAATGTTTCGAATGTCTCCATCAGTCATATACAGCCCGTCACATCCACGTAGACACTCACAACCTGCAATCATAGTCCAGCAAACTGAATCATCCCAATAGATCCAAGCAGATCCCCTTCCACCTCCGACCCCAAGACGTCTACATAGATCCTTCGTACAGGTATCAACCCTGCGTCTTTTTTTTATCAAGGTTGCTATCTTTCCATCTTTATCTGCAAACTGTCTCCCATGTGGTTCACGCACTTTTCCAAACACGATTGCTTTTTCATTAAAGCTCAAACTAATATTCGGAAGTTCAAGACATTTACGTCGGCAAATAAAAAAAACTCTCCCTCTTGCCTGCGGTACACCCATTTGCCCAGCATTCAGCTTAAAAATCTGCACTATATAACCAGCTTCATCAAACCCAGATAAAATTTCATTTACATACCCACGAGCCTTTCCTCTCAAAAGCCCTAACACATTTTCAGCAACTACAACTTTTGGCTGTAATCTCTTTGCTATGTCAATAAAGGTAAAAAACAGGTCGTCAAGCCGTTGAAATTTTTGTCCTTCAGCAAACTGTTTTTCTTTATTCCAGCCTTCTTCACGTTTGCCTGCAACCGAAAAAACAGAGCATGGCGGCGATCCGTCAAGCACGTCAAGATTGAACAACTCTTCCGGAATCTCGCTATCAGGCAGCTTGAGAAAATCGCGCACATCCATGACAAAGCTGTGCTTAGGATGCAGATTAGCCTTGTAAACGGCAGCTATCTTAGGGTCGATCTCACAGTTGCCGAGGACTGTGTAGCCTGCAAGCTTGTAGCCCATGCTTGAACCGCCACCGCATGCAAAGCAGGAAAAGACCTTCAAGCCGTTCTGAGGTACTGATGGCAAATCCTTAAGCCACCATTTCCAGGGAAACCGATGCTCACTAGTCATTGAACTTGAATTTGCATCTTGGGCATTCATGCTTGAATTCCTCGTCGCTGAAGTCGTCAACGTCTATTTCCTTGGCTCCCTCTTCCGCTTTCTCATCCGCAAGCAGCCAAATATTACCAAGCTCTTTCGCGTCGAATCCGGTAAGCTCAAGATCGTAGGACATGTCTCGCAGGTCTTCCAACTCCAGCTTGAGCAGCTCGTCATCCCAAGAAGCCCACTCAGCGGCTTTGTTGACCGCAAGGCGAAACGCCTTGACTTGTGCCTCCGTCCATTCATCGGCGAGTATGACCGGAATTTGCTTCATTCCAAGAGATTGAGCTGCCTTGAGTCGTAGGTGTCCGTCAATCACTTCTCCATCTGAGCGGATTATCACGGGGATCTTGAAGCCAAACTCTTTAATCAAACCCGCAAGCTTTGGCACGGCGTCATCGTTCTTTCTTGGATTCCTTGCATACGGGATAAGCGATTCAATATCTCTCAACTCTATGACATTCTGCATTTTTTTATCTCCGAAAATGTTTTTCCGTCAGCCTCCAGCGTCGCCTGCTGGCCTGTGAAGTCCTGCCAGCGTTTCACGATTACGTCACAGTAGTGAGGCGACAGCTCCATCATGCGGCAGACGCGCCCGGTCTTTTCACAGGCAATCAGTGTGGAGCCGGAGCCGCCGAAGAGATCAAGGACGGTCTGGCCTGCGTTGCTTGAATGCAGGATGGCATGCTCTGAAACAGCCACAGGTTTTTCCGTTGGATGGCCGGTGTCACCATTGCGTTTTTCTATTGTCCACGTTGACAGCGCATGTCCCTCAGCCGGGAAATTAAAAACATGCTTTCCACGCGTGGCGTAGCATACAAGCTCGGTGTTCCATGTCCAATGTCTCTTGGCTAAGCTTGGCATCGGATTTGGCTTGCTCCAGACACAATAGTAATAATGATTTGCCCAGTCTTTCATCCATGTCCAAATGTCGTTCGCCAAAAAATGACTGGTGCAGATGTAAGTAGTAGCATCATCAGCTAACACTTCACCAATACGATCAAGCACCGGATGAATGTCAAAATCTTTATCCCATTCTGCGTTGCTTAATTTTTTATATATTTTTTGGTCTGGTGCATCTGCAGCAAAATTTTTCCCAGCGCCTGCGACATTATACGGCGGATCGGTAAACACCATGTCAGCCTTTTCACCAGTCATTAGCAGTGCCACGCTTCCAGCGTCGGTGGAATCACCACACATCAGCCGATGCTTCCCAAGCAGCCATATATCACCAGCTCTGGTAACAGGGTCTTCCTGAACTTCGGGAACCTCATCAGCGTCGATCAGGCCTTCGGTTCCGGCTGGAGCGTCGCCAAGCAAGTCCTCGATCTCGGCTGCCTCGAAACCGGTCATGCTCATGTCGTAAGCCATGTCTTGCAGCTCGGACAGCTCCAGCTTCAAAAGCTCATCATCCCACTGTGCCCAGTTCGCGGACTTGTTCGCCAAAAGCCGGAACGCCTTCACTTGCGCATCCGTCAGCTCATCGGCCAGCGCAACAGGTACTTCGGTCATACCAAGTTTTTGCGCCGCCTTTAAACGCAAGTGGCCATCGACAACGCTGCCGTCCGATTTCGCCACCACCGGAATCCGGAAACCGAACTCCTTGATGGCCGACACCATGCGGTCAACCTGCTCGTCGTTCTTGCGAGGATTACGGCAATATGGCACTAAGCGATCTATTGGCCAGGTTTCCACTTTCAAATCTTTCTGCATGTTCGCTCTTCTTTTTTCGCCCGTGGTGCTCTTCGTGACAAGCACGACAGACGCTTTCAAGGTTATTCCAAAAATCGTTGAACTGGTTGTGGTCTTTGTGGTGAACAACTGTAGCCACTGCACCGCATCTTTCACACAAGGGGTTGGCTTTGAGCTTGGCCTCACGCAGCTTGCGCCACTCAGCTCCATAACCGCGTTTCGACGCGCTCTGCCTCTGCTCGTCCAGCTTTTTGAAATAGTCGCGTCTGCGCTGCTCGCCGTAGCTTCGGTGTTCGTCACAGTAGCCGCTTCGGTCATTGGTCAGCGTGTTGCAGCCGGGCTTGAGGCATGGGCGAGGTGGGCGGACGGGGGCGCGTCTTGTTTCCCCTCCCGAACCCGGTTCCGGTTCTTCCCTACGCGGGGAGTGGGCACGGGGGAAGGGGAGGGAGGTCGGGGAGGGAGGGGAAGGTGTAGTAACACGATTTGTCATATTCGTGTTACAAAGCCTATATTCTGGCTTTGCGGAAAGGAGGG